CGCCAAGGCCGACCAGCCCTCCCACCCGGCGAGGGCAAGACAGCCCGCATGGAGCTGCGAGTGAGCCCAGCCACGCGGCATCACGCGCACCGGGCAGCCAAGGAAGCCGGCCAAAGCGTATCGCAGCTTTTCACAGCACTACTTGCGGGAGCAGGATATGAAACTCGATGACATGCTCGTGCCCAAGGGATTCACGATCCGCCAAGCCATACGCCAGGCCATGAATGACGATTGGCGCAGCCGACAAGGCGCTCGGAACGCGACCGGCCACGGTGCAACATACGACATATCGCTCCATTTCTCCGTCACAGTATCCGCCGCCATGGCGAACGAGGTACTTGACAAGATCGAAGCCGAGGAAGCTGCCAAGCGCCCCTGACCTACAGAAGAGCACAGAGGACAACAGAGGATGCCCGCCACAGTGCGGGCTTTTTAACGCCCGTTGCCCCCGGCATCAGTCGCCAAACTGCAATGCACATTGCAATATCGGCGCATATGACCGCACCAAAGGCCAAAACCGCCAAGAAACGCAAGCCCGGATCGAGCCAATCGGCCAAGGAAGCGCGCATAACGCAATTCGTCGAAGCATATTTTGCAAACGGCGGAAATACCGGGGAAGCCGCACGGACAGCGGGCTACAGCCCAAGATCGGCTGATAACGCGGCCTGGCGTCTGATGAAAGATGCAAAAGTATCGCAAAGAATTGCAGATCGTCAGGCAACGCTGCGCGAAAGCCTGGAGCTGAACACCGAGGGCGTGTTGCGCAATCTTGCTCAGGCTGTTTACTTCGACCCAAGAAAACTTTACAAGGACGACGGCACGCTCAAGCGAGTCATCGACCTGGACGACGACACCGCCATGGCCCTGGCCGGGATAGAGGTGGTCGAGCGGGGGGTCACATTGGTCAAGGATGGTGTGATTACCGTGGTGCCCGAGTACACCAAAAAGGTGAAGTGGCTGGACAAGAACGCAGCCCGCGACCAAGCCAACAAGATCCTGGGCCACTACGAAGCACACAATGTCCAGCCGCTCGCTGCGATGGCCACCGCCGTCGACAAGATGGCCGCCATCGAAGCCGTCAAAGCAAAATTCGCTAAGGTCCTGGGCAAAGCATGATCCCAGACTTCTCAGGCATTCGTGTGCTGGTGGTGGGCGATGTGATGCTCGATCGGTACTGGCACGGCGACGTGACTCGGATCAGCCAGGAAGCGCCAGTGCCCGTGGTGGCGGTCACCCGGGTAGAGGAACGGGCTGGCGGCGCAGCGAACGTGGCGCTCAACTGCGCGGCCCTGGGCGCCAGGGTGGACCTCGTGTCGGTTGTTGGCAATGACCGCGATGGCAGTTGGCTCGCCGACGCCGCATTGGCCGGCGGCGTTCACAAGATCGCCTTGATATCCGACTCCGTCATGCGGACGACCGTCAAACTGCGAGTGATCGGCCAGCGCCAGCAGATGATCCGGCTGGACTTCGAGGGGTCGCCATGCCAAGAATCACTAGAACGCATGGACCACGCATTTCAGGCCATGGTGCTCGGTTGCGACATCGTGATCGCATCGGACTATGGCAAGGGCGCGCTGCGCTACGTGCAAGACCTGATCCAGATGGCCAAGGCAGCAGGAAAGCCGGTTTTCGTTGACCCCAAGGGAGATGACTGGACCAAATACGCGGGCGCGGCGCTGGTCAAGCCCAACCAGATCGAATTGGATCAGCTGCGTAACAAATCCGACATGCTTGCCGTGGGCGCCGTGCTCACGACGCGTGGCGCCGATGGCATGTGCTTGGAGACTGCAAGCATCTATATTGATCAGCTCGCCTACACACGCGACGTGGCCGACGTGACCGGCGCTGGCGACACGGTTATGGCTGTCGTGGCCTGCATGCGCGCAGCCGGCCGGCCATGGCCACAGGCAATGTACCTGGCCAGCAAGGCCGCCGGCATCGTAGTTGGTCGCCTGGGCACTGCGGCGATCACCCGGCAGGAGTTGCTCGATGCTTGATATCGTCGACAAGGCGCTGGACGAAGCCCACGGCGCATTGCAGATACTGCGCGCCGACTCCGCAATGCTTGCGATGATCAGTATGGCCGGCGGGGACCTGGGCCATGCGCTCAAGGCAGGCAAACGGGTTTTCTCGTGCGGCAATGGTGGCTCGATGTCAGATGCGATGCACTTCGCCGAGGAACTGAGCGGTCGATTCCGGGGCGATCGCCGGGCCCTGCCTGCCACCGCTATCAGCGATGTCGGGCACCTGACATGCGTGGCCAACGACTTCGGCTACGACCAGGTGTTCTCGCGCTACCTCGAGGCCCACGGGCGCGGCGGTGACTACCTGCTCGCCATCAGCACCAGCGGGCGCAGCGAGTCAGTCATCATGGCTGCAACCGCAGCGCGCGCGCAGGGCATGCGTGTCATCGCACTGACCGGCAACAGGTGGTGCGACCTGGGCAAGCTGGCCGACTATCACATATGCACCGAGGGCGGGCGCTACGCTGACCGGGCGCAGGAACTGCACATCAAGGTCATCCACATCTTGATCGAGATCGTCGAGCGGGTTGTGTTCGGGACCGGTCAATGATCCGTGACGACCTCGACCAGCTCGCGCCCTCTTTGCAGGCGGCAGAGTTCGAGCAAGTCGCTGATCTGTGGGGGATCGTCGAGTCAGACTACGGCGACGCGGGCCGGGCGTGGCTTGGTCGAAATGATCGGTACTACCTGCTCACAAGGCTTCTGCACCGGCTCGATGCGGTACATCCGTGGCTGTACGCGCGCTGCCGCGAGGTCGAGGCGGACCCGGATGGCTACCTGGACCTGTGGGCACGCGAGCACTACAAGTCGACCCTCATTACTTTCGCTGGCATCGTGCAGGAAATCATCCGAGACCCCGAGATCACGATCGGCATCTTCAGTCACACGAAGCCCGTCGCCCGAAAATTCATGTTGCAGCTCAAGCAGGAACTTGAAGACAACAAGGAGTTGCAGGCAACATACCCAACCATTTTCTGGTCTGACCCGAAGAAGCAGGCATCGAAGTGGTCCGAGGAAAAGGGCCTGACAGTCCAGCGCACCAGCAACCCCAAGGAGGCAACCGTCGAGGCGCATGGCCTGGTGGACGGGCAGCCCACCGGCGCGCACTTCCGGCTGCGCGTGTATGACGACGTTGTGACGCTGGAGTCAGTCAATACACCCGAACAGGTGGCCAAGACGACCAAGGCGTGGGAGCTATCCGACAACCTGGGCGCACGCGGCGAGAACGGAAGGCTTCGGGCATGGCACGTCGGCACCCGGTACTCGTTTGCCGACACCTACGCCGACATCATTGAGCGCGATGCCTTGAAGGTGCGCGTCTACCCGGCAACTGACAACGGCCTGGCCGACGGCGACCCGGTGTTCATGACCGCCGGCGCGTGGGCCGACAAAAAGATCAAGCAGGGGCCGTCGACCATTGCATGCCAGATGCTGCTCAATCCGGCAGCTGGCAACGAGGCGATGTTCCGCAAGGAGTGGTTGCAGTTCAGCGACATCAGGCCGGCCACGCTCAACGTGTACATCATGGTCGACCCGGCGCACAGCAAGAAGAAGGGCAGCGACAACACGGCTATGGCAGTCATCGGCGTGGACGCTGGCAGCAACAAGTACCTGCTGGACGGCTACCGCCACAAGATGGGTCTGAAAGAGCGGTGGGAAGCCCTGTACGGCCTGGTCAAGCTGTGGCGCAACGTGCCCGGCGTGCAAATGGTCAAGGCCGGCTACGAGCGGTACGGCATGCAGGCCGACCTCGAGTATTTCGAGGAAAAGATGCTGGCCGCCAACGACTCATTCCAGATCCACGAACTGAACTGGACCAGCGATGGCAATCAGGCCAAGGACGACCGCGTGCAGCGCCTGCAGCCCGACTTTGCCGCCAAGAAGTTCTTCCTGCCCATGCTGTGCCAGCGCAAGGTGCCGCTGCTGGACAAGCAGGGCGATGCGGTGATGGACGTCGACGGTCAGCCGATGACGACCTCTGAGCCCTACGAGACCAGCAATCAAAAGAAGATGCGCGACCAGGGCCAGGCCTTTCGGATCTTCACACCAGCCAGGCGCAGGGATCACGAGGGCAACGTGTATTCGCTCAACAAGGGCTTCTTGGAAGAGTACCTGACCTACCCTTTTTCGGCCAAGAAAGACCTGATCGACGCAACGTCGCGGCTGTATGACATGGAGCCATTGCCCCCGGTAATCGTTGACGAACGCATGCTCGAACCCGAAACTTTTGCCGATTGATAGAGGACACCATGAGAAACCAAGCAGATTTTGATTCGATCGTGCGCCGTCGAGACAGCGTCAGAGCGAAGCAGAACCTACGAGCAAGGCGCAAGCAACGTGCGAACGATGTCATCAAGACCATGCTCATGAGACAACTGCAAGGGCCGCGCAGGCCCACAGGGAACAGCGTGTATCCGCGTCAGACGTTCGACATTGAGTTGTTCGCCCTACGCGACGCCTGCTACGAGTCAATTCGCTTCGGCAAGGGCATCCCATCATTTTGGAGGACACCATGAAACTGAGCGACATAGTCCGCGTGCTGGAATTGCAAGATCAACTTGCAAAGAAGCAGGGGTTCATCAAGGAATTGGAGCGCTACGAGGGCGACCACATCAAGGTTATTGCACATCTGCAACTGCGCTCAGAGGACTACGTGCGCGGCGTGCCATGGGAGGTGAGTGCAGTGCCGAAAGAACATCTTTTGCAACAAGCTATCGCAAAGCAAGAAGAACTATTTGCGAGTTTGGAAGCGCTTGGCGTCAGCCGAAATTGAGGACCAACCATGCCAACACCTGCCCTGAAGCCCCATGAAATCGTTCGCACCAGTGAGCGCCTGTGGTCTGCCGAGGTCGGCATTGCCGAGGCCGATTCCGTGGTGCAGCCGTACCCAACGGCCTACCGATTCAGCTCTGGCCGCGAGTACATCGAGAAGGTGCCTGCATATGCAAGACCTCCCGAGTGATCCGCGCTACGACGAGTTGCCCGAGCCGTGCAAGGCGATCGTGACGCCCAGGGAGTGGGCTTGGCTCAGTGACTTTGAAAAGATCAGATTTGTGCAGACCCAAACAGAGCCAGACGCAGAACCATGACCCAAGAAATCGTCACCGACAACCCGCAAGGCGCCGCCAACGACATCGTCATGTCCAAGGAGATGGCTGAGGCACTGCATGGCGCATACCCGGGCCATATGTGGGCTGTCGCCTGCGACGGGGAAATTGGCTTTGCCGACGTGCGCAACCTGGCGCTTTCTGGAAACTGGGGCTTTCGGATCAAGCTCACCGAGATCTACAGCGGGTCCGACTTCAAACGACGCGTGGTGATGGCCGGCGGCGAGATGCTTGAGCGCTATCGCATGCGCAGAGGCAGATTCAACGCCGCCGAGTACAGCGACATCCCGGTTGACAGCGCCGGGTATCTGAGGGCCGACAAATGAACGAAACCGCACCCGACAAGTTCCTAACGATGGCGCGTGACGCGTTCACATCGTCCACAACCTACTTTGACTCGTCCATCCGCACGCAGATCGAGGCAGCACTGAGGCAGTTCCAAGGTGTGCACCCCACGAACAGCAAGTACCACTCAGACGCATACAAGGCGCGGTCCCGACTGTTCCGGCCCAAGACCCGCGCGACGATCCGAAAGAACGAAGCATCGGCGGCAGAGGCGTTTTTCGCTACATCGGACGTGGTCACGGTCACGCCCGAGGACAGCGACAACCCAAAGAATCGCGCATCGGCACAGGTCAAGCATGCGCTGCTCAATTACCGGCTCAAGAAGAGCATCCCCTGGTTCCTGACCCTGATCGGCGCGTACCAGGACGCACAGACCGTGGGCGTGTGCATATCGCACCAATACTGGCGGTTTGATGCCAAGCGCAAGATCGACAAGCCCTGCATCGACCTGATACCGACCGAGAACTTTCGCATCCACCCCGGAGCGAAGTGGGACGACCCGATCGGCTCGAGCGCATACGTGATCCACATGCTCCCGATGATGGTGATGGACGTGCGAAAGCGCATGACCAACGAGGACCCAACGACCGGGCAGCCCCGGTGGAAGACGCTGGCCGACTCCGAAATCCTGGCAGCGCAGAACAGCTACTCGGACAGCACACGCCAGACGCGCGAGCGCAACCGGCAGGACAGCACAGAGCAGCGATCAGCCATCAACGAGTTTGCAACCGTGTGGGTGCATCGCAACATCATGGAAATCGACGGCGTCGACATGATCTGGTACACGCTGGGCACTATGTCGACGCTCAGTCAGCCGGTACCGCTGGAGTCGCACTACTGGCACGGTCGGCGCCCCTACGTCATGGGGTTGTGCATCTTGGAGACACACAAGCTGTACCCGGACGGCATCCCTGGCATCACAAAGGACACCCAGGCCGAGATCAACGAGGTGGCCAACCAGCGCATCGACAACGTCAAGTTTGCGATGAACAAGCGCTACTTCGTGCAGCGCGGCAGGCAGGTCGACATCCGCAGCCTGACACGCAATGTGCCCTCCAGCGTGACGATGATGAACGACCCCGAGAAGGACGTGAAGGTGCTCGACACGCCCGACGTGACCAGTTCGGCCTACTCCGAGCAGGACCGGCTCAATCTTGACTTCGATGATGTGGCCGGCGCGTTCTCTCAGTCCTCGGTGCAGTCCAACCGCAATCTCAATGAGACCGTGGGCGGCATGCAGATGATGAACAGCGCCACCAACCAAGTCGGTGCCTACCAGCTGCGCGCGTTCGTGGAGACATGGGTCGAGCCCGTTTTGCACCAACTATTGCTGCTGGAGGGCAAGTACGAGACCGATGAGGCGATCATCCGCCTGGCCAGCAAAGCGGCCAAACTGGAGCGTGATTTCGCCATGGAGGCAGCAAACGAGGGGTTCATCGACGAGTTGCTCGAAATGGACATCACGCTCAATGTCAACGTGGGCACCGGGTCAACCAACCCGCTGGACCAGGTCAAAACGTTCCTGGAGGCGATGCGATCGCTCAAGGACCTGCTGGCCGACGGTGTGCTGGAGCGCTTCGGGCTGGATGTGTCAGAGGTGATCAAGGAACTGTTCGGCAAGCTGGGCTACCGCGACGGCGACCGGTTCTTCGACACCGAGACAGAGGACCCGAGCCTGACAAACGCCAAGGCCACGATCACAGAACTGCAAAAGCAACTGGAGCAAAAGGTGAGCCCGGAGATGGTGGCAGCGCAGGTGCGCAAACTCGACGCGGAGATCGAGACATTGGCCGCCAAGACCAAGGACACGATCTCGTCGGCGTTCAAGAAGAACGTCGAGGCCATGTTTGCGTCCGGTCAATTCGCACAGATGCTGGCAAGCGTTCCCCAGATCGCGCCAGTGGCAGACGCCATTGTCATGGCCGGCGGCTACCAGGCGCCCACGCCAGCGGGCATCGATCCCAACTTCCCAGCCATCGAGGCACCGGCGCCCGGCCTGACGCAAAACAGCGTGAAGGACCCGCGCACCGGTGTCGAGTTCATGCCCGGCGGTGCGGTGGCGGGCGACACAACGCCGCTGACGCCCATGGCCCCGGTGGCCCCTGCGTCGGGCGCTGAAGGTGCCAACCAGGGCATCGAAACCGTGCGGGCTGACTCATGAGCGAAGAGAGCGAGTTGGCCGAGGTCAGGGCGCGTGTGTCGTTCGGACTCGATGTGCAGCAATTCATGGGCGGCTCCATCGGCAGACACCTTGCCGGTCGTGCCAACAACGACATTGAGGCGGCCAAGGACGCACTGCTGACCGTAGACCCGGAGGACGCCCGGGCCGTGCGCCAACACCAGAACCAGGGCGCCGTTGCTGCGATGTTCCTGCAATGGCTGGGCGAGGCGGTGACGGCGGGCGAGCAGGCAGAGGCCGAATGGATGGCCCGCGAGGGATGATTTTTCAACCAGGAGTAGATGACATGGCAACCAACGAGAAGACCGACGACACCCAAACCACGGGCGCACCTGCTGACCAGGCCGCCGAGCAGATGCTTTCTCCGCGCCTGGCAGCGATGGACGCCATCAAGTTCAAGCGCGACGATGAGGAAGACGAAGACGTCGAGCAGATCGAGCAGCCGGCAGTCAAGCCCAAAAAGGCCGTAGTCGATGAGGACGATGAGGTACAGGCGCAATTGGAGGACGAGCCGCAGCTGCTTGAGCATCCCGACAAGGTGCGCGTCAAGGTCAAGGTGGACGGAGTCGAGTCTGAGGTGACGGTGGCCGAGGCCATACGCAACTATCAAAAGCAGGTAGCCGCCGACCGGCGCCTGGCCGAGGCAAACCAAATACTGGCGCAGGCACGCGCTTTGCCCCCGGCGAAGGTGGACAACACGCAAGGCGGTGAGGACACTGCCCATCAACCGGACCCAAATGGGGACGGCTTGAGCGCGAAGACCTTCATCGCATCCCTGTTTGAGGGAGATGAAGAGAAGGCGATAGCTGCACTGCAGAAGTTCGTAGGCGAGGGGCGGAGCAAGTCTCCCACCCTGGACCTCGATCAGATTGCGGATCAGTTGACGCCAGTGCTCAGGCAGCGATTAGTTGACGCGAGTGCATTGGAGAAGTTTCAGGACGCTAACCCCGACCTGGCCGACGACCCATACCTCACGGACTTGACGAATCGGCATATCGAGGAAGCGATGGCTGGCGGAACGCCATACCAAGACGCACTCGGGGCCGGCGCGAAAAGGACGCGGGAATGGATGGTCAGTATGGGGATCAAGCCCGCTGCGACTCCGAATCCGACCACATCCCGCAACGAAAAGCTGGAACGCAAGGGGAAGATGGACAACATCAACTCTTTGAACAAGACGGCGACCACGACCCAGGAGCCGGCGCAGACGACGAGCGATGTGCTCGCAGAGATGCGCAAGTCCAGGGGGATGGAAGTCTGAAGCCAACTTTTTTGTGAAGGATTTATCATGCCAGGTCAAATTTGGGTAACAAGCAGCTTGGGCGGGTACATGTACTCGGACCAGCTCTCGAAGGTATTGCGTTATGCGGTGCAGCCGACGGTGAAATTCCGCCAGTTCGCCGACATCAAGGACGCAGCGGTGCAGGGCAAGGGCAAGGGCGACACATTCCACTGGAACGTGTACAGCGACGTTGCGACTCGTGGCGCGGCACTGGTGGAAACCAACGTCATGCCTGAGACCAACTTCACCATCACGCAAGGCACGATGACGATCACCGAGTACGGCAACTCTGTTCCGTACACCGGAAAGCTTGACGACCTGTCCGAGCATCCGGTCAAGGAGATCATCAACAAGGTTCTGAAGACCGATGCCAAGAAGGCGTTCGACATTGCAGCCTGGACGCAGTTCAATGCGACCAAACTGCGCGCCGTTCCTACTGGCGGCACCAGCACCAATGCAGTGACACTGACGACCGACGGCACGGCAACGCTGACCAACAACGTGGCCATGGGCAAGGAACACGTCAAGGACATCGTTGACAAGATGAAGGAGCGCAACATCCCCCCGTACATGGGTGATGACTACATCTCCATCAGCCACCCGTCGACATTCCGTCCGTTCAAGAACGAACTGGAAACCCTGCACCAGTACACGGACTCTGGTTTTCAGATGATCCTGAACGGTGAAATGGGCCGGTACGAGAACACCCGGTTCGTCGAGCAGACCTCGATCCCCAAGGGCGGCGCGGCCAACTCTGGCTCGTTCGCTCCGTTGACCGATACGGCGGACGCATGGGACAACGCAAAGTCGTCCTGGGCGTTCTGGTTCGGTGCGGACACGGTTGCCGAGGGCATTGCCTGCCCCGAGGAAATGCGAGGCAAGATCCCCTCCGACTTCGGTCGCTCGCGCGGGATCGCCTGGTATTACCTTGGCGGCTTTGGCCTGGTCCACACGGTCGCTGCGCAGTCGCGGATCGTGAAGTGGGACTCGGCGGCTTGACGTGACCCCATTGCCCTTCGGGCCGCGTGCTCGGAGGGCTTCATGACCTACCAATCAAGGAGCCAATCATGGCATACGATGACCCAGATTATTTGGTCCGCCGCGAGGTAGACCGCATCACTATTGCTGGAGCCACTACCGAGGGCGCCAAGTTCCGATCCTTCCAGGCCATGCGGCTGAAAAAGGTCCATGCCGCAGTCATCACTGCTGGCACTGCAACGACTCACGGCTACAACGTGTTCCACGGCACCACGTCGGTCGGCGCGATTGCCTTGAGCACTTCGGCTGCCGGCGTGTCCGCCAGTTCTGCGCTGCTCAATCTCGAAATTGCGGCAATGGCGCAGTTGTCCGTCAAGTCGCTGGCCGATGCGACAGGTGTCGGGCACATCGTCTACGAGTACGAAGTCACCAACGACGCGGTTCAGTCGTAACCGGCCAGTTTGGTAAGAGCAGTTGCCACTTGATGCGGAGCGTCCTTTACCGGGTGCTCCGCTTTTTTCATTTTGAAGGAGAGAAATCATGGACGAAAAGAAATCTGGAATGTACAAGCCCTCTGGTGTTATTCAAGGCGACACCAAGCCATTGCCTGACCGGGGCGTGACGACTGGTGTGACCGACACCTACGGCGCGGACCTCAGCGGTGACGCGATCAACCGCCAGGGCGGCATGGGCAACGCAGCCAAGAGCGACGGTAAGGAAGGCGCATAAGTGGGGGCCGCACTCGACAAGAGCCGGCCAATGGTGATCTGATGACCTGGCGCATAGATGACCCCCAGGGCGGCGAGTCGGACAAGATCAAGTACCTGATCGTCCCCTACACGCGCGGCAAAGGCATCGATCTGGGCTGTGGCCCAAAGAAGACCTACCCACACATGATTGGTGTGGACAGCTGCAAGGACACGGAACTGTTCGGCATCGAGATGAAGCCCGACGTCGTGTGCGATGACGCGACCAATCTGGACTTCATCGAGGACGGCGACCTCGACTTCATTTTCTCCAGCCACTTGCTCGAGCACATCGAAGACTACCGGGCGGCGCTGGCCAACTGGTGGAGCAAGATCAAGGTGGGCGGGCACCTCGTGCTGTACCTCCCGCACAAGGCGTTCTACCCCAACATCGGCACGTATGGGTCCAATCCCGATCACGTGCACGACTTCATCCCGCTGGACATTCAGCAGGCCATGGCGAGACTGCCGGGCTCGTGGGACATGCTGGTCGAAGAAGAACGCAACGAAGGCACCGAGTATTCGTTCCTGCAAGTGTTCCAAAAGGGCAAGCAGAACTGCTCCCTGCACTCGCGCAGCGGCTACGAGCCCAAGCCGGCCAAGACCGCATGCGTGGTCAGATATGGCGGCTTCGGGGATATGCTGCAAAGCTCCAACATCCTGCCCGAATTGAAGCGCCAAGGGTTCCACGTGACCATGATGACGACCCCACGCGGGCACGACATCGTCAAGCATGACCCGCACATCGACGCGTTCTTCATGCAAGATGTCGACCAAGTCGTGAACCAGGAACTGGCCGACTTCTGGGCAGTGCAGGCCACGCGGTTCGATCGGTTCATCAACCTGTCCGAGTCGGTCGAGGGCACGCTTCTGGCCATGCCGGGCCGGGCGAATCACCTGTGGCCCGACAATCTGCGCCGCGAGCTGCTGGGGCAGAACTACCTCGAATTCACCGCCAAGCTGGCGCAGATCCCGTACCGATCGGAGGCCCGGTTCTACGCATCCGAGGACGAAACACTCAAGGCCAAGGCGTATCTGGCCGACATCAAGAACACGCTGGCCGGTCCGCTCAAGATCGGCATGCGCGCCCCGCCACGGTTCAACATCCTTTGGTGCCTTGCAGGCTCGAGCATCCACAAGTTCTACCCGGCCCAGGACGAGGTCATCGCAAACGTGATGCGCTCCATCCCAGAGGCTGTGATCGTGTTCAGTGGGGACATAGCCTGCAAAATCCTCGAATCGGGGTGGGAGAAAGAGCCCCGCGTGCGGTGCACATCGGGCGAGATGGATGTGCGCGACAGCCTCGCTCTGGCCCAGGTGGCCGATTGCGTGGTCGGGCCCGAGACCGGAACGCTCAATGCCGTGGCGTTCGAGCAGGTCCCCAAGGTGATCATGCTGTCGCACTCGTCCCACGAAAACCTGACCAAGCACTGGGTCAACACAGCGGTCTTGGCGCCTGCCAGCACCGATTGCTACCCCTGTCACCGCCTGCACTACACGCGCCAGTTCTGCCATGAGGACGCGGCAACCGGTGCGGCCGTGTGCCAAAAGAACATCGACCCCAAGCTGGTGTTTGAGGCGATACACGCAGCCTACCAACAGTACAAACGGAGTCACCTATGACGCTCTCAGAAATGATCAAGCTGGCCCGGCGCCGCTCCGACGATCTGGTGGAGGACTACCGAATCTCCAAGGCCGAATACTTTGACTTTGCCAACGAGGCGCAGGACGAGGCATGTCGGCGCTCCCGGCTGATCCTGGACTCCACGACGGCGGCCATCTGCCAAATTGCTCTGGTCAGTGGCACGGCAACCTACGACCTCGATGACCGGGTGCTGTTCGTGCGCCGGGTCAAACTGTCCACCATCACGCCTGTCCTGTACCGGGTCAGCCGCAAGACGCTCGATGTCGGCGCCCCCGATTGGGAGACCGAGACCGGGCAGCCGCGCGGCTACGTGCCGGACATGGAGGACGGTGTGCTTCGCCCGTACCCAACACCGGATGCAAGCTACACGGCAAAACTCACTGTGGTGCGCATGCCGCTGGTGTCCATGACCGACGGCGACGAAGAACCCGAAATCAGGTCGCGCCATCACCGCATGCTGGTCGAGTGGATGCTGTACCGGGCCTACTCGAAAGAGGACTCGGAGATCTACAGCCCCAAGAAGGCATCCGAATGCCTGGCCATGTTCGAGTCCGAGTTTGGCCGGCGCTCCACCGCGCAGGACGAATCGTGGATCGAGCGCGAGCACGGGTACGAGACCGATGAGGGTGTCTACTAGGCTTTGCCCCCGGCAATGTTAGCCAAATGAGGTAGACGGCGCGACCATCGGCGCCGTGAAACCCTCAAACGTCACCGCCTTTCGAGGCCTGAACACCACGGCTGACCCTCTCAGGCTGGGTCTTGGCTGGCTGTCCACGGCCAACAACGTCAACGTGCGCAGCGACGGCGCCATCGAGGCGCGCGAGGGTTACTCGCTGCACGCAGCCGGGACCAGCATCACGTCAGCGTTCTCCAGCGCAGATTTCCAACGCGCCTGGTACGTCGACAACGGCACTGTCAAGACCCTGGCCGGCGCCAATGTGACCACGATCACAAGTTCGGCGTATTTGCACTGGGCCGAGGTCAACCGCGAGGCGTTCTACAACAACGGCGTGGACTCCGGGATCATCCTGGGCGACAACTCGGTGATCCCGTGGCGCTGGACGGTCCCGCATCCGGTGACGCTGGCCGCAGTTGCCGGGACGCTGGACGCTGGCCTGTACCGGGTGGTGACGACCTTCGTCCTGCCCGACGGGCGCGAGACCGGGCCCAGCGAGCCCAGCGAATTCGAGATCCTTGAGGGCGAGGCTTTGCAGATCAGCGGCATCCACCTCGACGCCCCGAACAGCACCCGCGTCTACATCGCCCCTGCCAACTCCAGCGTTTTCCAACTTGCCAGCTACGACAGCGCGGCAGCCATGGTCTGGAACGCGCCAACCGAGTCTCTGGGCTTTGATCTGGCAACGGATGGCATGGACCCGCTCCCAACCGATGCAACCGTGATTGCATTCTGGTCGGGCCGGGCCTACGCAGCGCAGTACATGGCCGGCGACGGCATGACGGCGCTGTGGCACTCGCAGCCGCTGGGCTTTCACCTGTTCGACCTATCCACCGACTTTCACGCCATCCCCGGCGAGATCGTGATGCTCGCTCCAACACCGGGCGCACTGGTGATCGGCACGCGCACAGAGATTTACGCACTGACCTCCGAGGGTTTGCAGCTGCTTGCCGACTACGGCACGGTGCCCGGTCGGCATTGGGCGACGGACGCGGCGGGATCGATCGTGTTCTGGACGCTTCGCGGCATGTGCCGTGCGATGCCGTTCACCAACCTCACACAGGGCCACCTATCGGTCGCCCCCGGAGTCCAAGCCGGCGCATCGGTGATCGAGCGCGACGGACAGCGACGTTTTGTCGTTTCCCTTCACCGGGGCGGCACGGCTTTTAACCAACGTATTTGAAGGAGTATCGCTATGACGTGGAGATTTTCAACCGGCCTGCGTAACGCATTGGCCCAAAGCGTCGGCTTTGCTGGCGCCCTGAATCGTGGCTACATCAGCATCTACTCCGGTAGTCAACCCGCAACGGCTGATGCGGTGTTCTCAGGCACGCTGCTGCTCACTCTGTCGGCGAGCTCCGGCGCCCTGACCAAGGAGACGCGGGCAACCGGGTCGTTCACGATCGCTGGCGCATCTGGAAGCATCGATACGATCACGGTCGGCGGTCTGAACATCATCCCTGATAGCACAGTCCCGTTCAACACCACCTTGAACCAGACCGCATCTGATGTGGCTGACGCGATCAACCGCAACGGCATGTTTGAGGCAACGGTCTCGGCTGCAACGGTCACGCTCCAAGGTCGCCGCGGCACGGGGGTTACGACCGCTGCGGTCTCGGGCAGTGGCACTACCCTGACTGTCGGAACACTGGTGAACATGGGCTCAGGCATCGCAGGAGTCAAACCGCTCAACGGCCTGTTCCTGGCGTCCCCGCTGACAGGTGTGATTGCCAAGCCCACCACGCAGGTCTGGAGCGGCGTGGGTGTCGCCGCTGGCACCGCAGGCTGGGGCCGGTTCTTCTCCAGCAACGGCAACGACTCTGGTGCGGTTATCTCCGGGGCGCCTTTCTACCCGCGCTTGGACGGCTCGTGCGGCGTCGGGTCGGGCGACTTCCAGCTGTCCACGCTGGCTATCGTCGTCGGCCTGCCAGTGACGCTTGACACCTTCCAGATCACCATGCCGGCTGCGTGATGACTGATGGAACATCGCTTGATCGAGGGCGGGGAGCAGTACCTTCCGCTTGCCCGCAGTGAAATCAAACGCTTGAGGGCGACGGGGCTTCCCTACGCCACCAAGCGGCTTGTGTTCCCCGACGCCACGGTGCGCGTCCAGATCATCGACGACATCGACTTCATCCACATCAAGGGGGGCGGCAACACGCCGCTGCACATGGACAGTGGCGTAGTGCAAGTCTTGAGCATCCTCCCAGCCGTTCCCGCCAGGTACACTGCCGGGACTCTTTACGAGACCACCTATGTCGCCGCCTACAACGCGACATTTGTACTGCCTGTAAGTGGGCTGCCTCCACGGCTGAGGACTCCGAATGCAAAGCCAATACCTTCTAGAGGGCAGTTTTCCGGAATTGTTCAGCGCACAGGGCTGAAAGTTTTCTTCGGTCAGGTCCCAAACGATGACCAGAACGCGTTGTCGTTCAGCCCTAACAGAATTCTTGACGCGTCGGTTCCGCCTGTCTACATCAGCAACCCCGCCGATGACGGGCTGCACCGCAAAAAGCAAATTTCAGTTCTCTGCCCAGCGTCCATGTTCACCGGTCGCTGTCGTCTGTACATTCAGGCCCTGTACGGCGCGCACCTGTACACCGGCAAAGACGGTAAGCAGACGTCGCATATGCCGTACGACATCATCGACATATCGACAGGCGCGCGACCGGCCCTCATGATCAACAACAAGGTCAGCAGCTTGGACGCCATATTCGTAGGCTCGAGCGCTGGCGTGTACCTGGACCCCAAGACCGGCAAGCACTGGCTGTTCAGGTTCACCGGTTGGACGGCAGGCTACCCGCTCAAGGCTTCCGCTTTCGGCGAGAGTTTGCGCAAGTACCTCGTCACCGAGGATAGAGACCCAAACATCGAAGTTCTGAACACAGAGGATATGGAGCACTTGGAGACCTACATCCTCTCGCAAAGTCTTCCAAGCGGTATTGGCACTGACGCCGCCGGCACGCCATACCTCCAAGGACAGGTGCGAGAGGCGTACTCGCTCGGGTATAGCTGGCACTGGAACTGGGACGGATTACTGGCGGATGCGGTGGAACACGACACCTACCTGCAGCTTGGTCTTTTCTACGGCATGGTGTCTACGCACCGCAGGCTCACCGTCGAGCGTGTCTCTGACGCCAAATTTCAAGTATCTGAGTCTGTCGTGGAAGGCCCGACTCAATGGTCTGTCAATCGCGGCGAATGGGCCATAACGGGACCGGACTGGGGAACGTACCTGCAACGCAGACTCACGCCGAAGTTCTCAAACCCCGCAGCGTCGGACGCCCCAATCTATGCGTTCTACGCCAGGGACGATTTGAAAGTTCTCCGGGTGCAGATAGATTCCATACCATTGGTTGGTCGCTATCGGCTGATGTCCCCGTACTACCACGACAGTAGCTCATACGGCGATAATCCGTCCCAGCACAGGACATTCAAAACTGATGGCGGGTTCTACGAAGACCACGTACCGGACACTGCTTACCTCTCGGGCACATTTACGTGCGGGGATGTAACGCTGCCCGACCTCCATACCCTGCACAGTTCTACCGCAGACGGTGCCACGCTATCTACAAGGACGATGCTTTCATGGGTTGCAGGTTTTGGCAGTCCTGGCTTTAGCCCAAGCGGATGGTATGTCCCATCAGGCGATGCAATAGCGGGGCCCAGTGAGGTTGGCGCCGCCTACTCAGTAACTCCCACGCCCGGGTCTAACTACACGCAGGTTCTCGTGACATCAATATCCGACGCCACCCCTTCGCAGCACTGGAGCGTGGTGTACAAGCGGCACACCTATTACGACAGGTACGAGTCCCGTGCGACTATCTGCGTCCCGTTCTACGACGCTGAATCCATATACATGGAGGCTGAGAAATACGAAAGCCGCACAGACTATGTTTACAAAGACGACACATGGTCGTCGAGCGCTGGGGTAACCCTTGGGAACTGGGCGCGCAGGAACGACACCAGCAGCGGAAACATCGAGTTCTACGGATGGGACGTGAATGGTCCTGCAAATATCGCAGTAATGTCGGTCGTAGATAACGGGGGTTGGCCCTACTACGCATCCCCGACAAACACCATCCCGTTCTCCCTCTCTAAATTCGTGTGGAAGGGGCCGTCGGTGGACGCTGTGTTCACCAACTTATCGCAGTTTCATAACGCCGCAGAAGATATTGTTGAGGGGGTTGCGATGTACACACTGACGGGCACAAGAAGTGACACCCCGGTCGCATACGCGCCGGGAAACATCATCCCTGCCGTTGGCATGAATAGTAGAACCCCAGACGTTGCCGTTCTGGTGGGCTGGGTCTGAAAGGAAAATCATGGCAGTCCATCCCTACTACTGGCAATCGTCGCTCCTGCTCAACTTCGAGGACCCGAGTGCCACCACGTTCACGGACATCAGTCCGACGCCAAAAACGCCGACAGTGGTCGGTGGTGCTGTCAACAGCGCGACGCAGTTCAAGTCGGGGGCGAAGTCTCTTGCAACTGACGGATCGGGCGATTATCTTGAGTACGCACAGCACGCCGATTTCGATTTCGGTACTGGAGCGTTTCGTATTCGCTTGTGGCTCTGGCTTAACGCGATTAGCACTGCGCGGGTGGCCCTTGCATATACGACGGCGGCGGCATCTACAGACGCTGAGCTTCCATTCTGGGTGTCCGTTACAGCGGCTGGGAAACTGGAATTCAGGTTCTATGACAGCACCAACAGTCTGAGGCGGACACTTACCGGCGCCACCACGCTCGCAATAAACACCTGGTATCCCATCGAGGTTGCGCGCACTGCGGCGGGCGATGTGTCTTTGCGCCTGAACGGCACCACTGATGCTGCAACGACCAACTACCCCGGCGCCGTCGGCACGGTAGCTGGCCGACTTCTGCGGGTTGGTCGGTACTCCAGCGCCTTCCCTTTGGAGTTGAACGGCTTCGTCGACGGCCTTGAAATCCTCAAGGGTAGCGCTGGCGAGACAGGAAACTACACGCCAACGTTCGATCTGTTCGAGGTCATGCCACCCGGCACCGGCACTGCCGCCGTCACGATCCCTTTCCCGACGGCAGTGGGGTATGGCGGCGGATTGGTGGACGCCTCAATACCCGCGCCCACGATCTCCGCAGCCGCTGGTGGTAACGCTGAGGTAACGATACCGTTCCCGCAAATCCTGGCCCAAGGGCATGACGCTACGGGCGAGCGCGCTGCCGCCGTCGTGATCCCGTTCCCGCAGATCGTCGCTCTGGCAGGCGCACGCGCTGCGGTCACGATCCCGTTCCCGGTCATAGAAGCGTCGATGACGGTGCCGGTGCGGATAACGGCGAGTGTTGTCATCCCGTTCCCGCAGATCATCGCGCGCCTGACTGGCACCGAGCGCATGACGGCAAGCGTCGTGATCCCATTCCCGCAGATCGATGCCAAAGGCGGCGGCAATGCAGAGGTCACGGTGCCGGCCTTCACCGCATCTGCGTCGGCCACCGTCGGCGCAATCATGCAGGCGCTGGTCACGATTCCGTTCCCGCAGATCTCGGCGATCGGCACAGCGGGCATCGTGATAAACGCCTACGTCCTGATACCGATGCTCCAGTCGGTGCCCAATGGCAGGGCTTTTGTCGTGATCCCGTTCCCGACCATCGTGGCCAGAGGCAGCGCGGTTGTCGCAGTCACCTACGAGGCCTACGCGGTCAACCTGATGCCGGGCGAGAGCATGCCCAACCAGGTCACCCGGTACACCAACTACGAGTTCGACTACATCGTTCGCCACCAGGACAGCTACTACGGCTTCAAGTCTGGCGGGGTCTACCTGCTGGGGGGCGCGACCGACTACGCGGCCACACCGACCGCTGTGCCGTGGGACTGGAAGACCGCGATCACCGGGTTTGGCAGCCGGCAAAAGAAGCAGGTACGCGAGGGCTTCATCCACGGGCGCCTGGGTCCGAACGTGACCGCCAGCGTGTCGATTGGCGAGGCCGCAGATGAAACCTATGCGGCAACGATCGTGCGCGGCAGCACTGCGCAGGCGCACCGGGTCAAGTACGGCAAGGGGCTGAAGGCTGAATTCTGGTCCTTCGGATTCTCCGGTACCGGCCCGACGTGCGATGTCGACTCGATGGAACATGAGCCCGTAGAACTTCAAAGGAGGCTGTAATGGCAACCGTAGACACACTTATCGCACAAGCTCAAGCCTATGTGACCACCGTCACAGCGTCGGCTGACAATGCGGTCAGCAACATGCGCGACGACATCGATAGCGTCGGCTTCACCGTCATCGTCCCCGGCATCACAGGGCTACCGAACGAGCCCGAGATCCCCGAGATCACGCCATCGCCCACGCTTGACACGATCAATCTGGACCTGGCAACAGAGCCCAGTTCGGACATCGATTTCACCGTTATCAGCCAGATCGAGCGCGGTACGCTGCCCGTGCTCACGGCAGCGGCGCCGACCATCGTGCCACCGACGCTACCCGTGCAACTGACGGCCTTTGCCGAGACGCCACCACCGATCACCACGGAGTTCGACTTTCCCGTCATCCCCGCGCGGCTGGACGATGTTGTCTCTGAGCCGACCCTGGGAACCTACACCACCCCGGTCAAGCCAACAATCGCGTTGCCATCGTTTGACGCAACCGCGCCTGACGACACCCTAACGGTCCCAACCAACCTAGCCGGGACGCTTGATACGCAATGGCGCAACGCATCACCCATGTTTATTGCTGCCCTCAAGGGGCAGATGGATGCGATGCTCACCGAGGTCAACCCGCAGTTTCACACCCAGATGGCGGCCATCGAGACACAACTGACCGCCTACCTTGCAGGCGGCACCGGCTTCAGCCCCACGGTCGAGAACGCCATCTACGCCAAGTCGGCCGGCGTCAATGCAGCGGAGCACCGTCGCACGGCTGATGCCGCGTGGCAGGAGTCGGCATCACGTGGCTTCACCATGCCAGGCGGATCGATCCTGTCCGGTCTGCAAAGGTCGCGCCAGTCCTACGCCGACAAGCAGGCGGCACTTGCCGGCGAGCGGCTGGTCAAGGCCTACGAGGTCGAGCAACAGAACCTGCAGTTCGCGGTGACCACCTCGTCAGGTCTGCGTCAGACGATGCTCAGTGCTGCCTTGTCGTACCACGGCAGCCTGGTGCAGATCAACGGGCAAGCCCTGTCCTATGCACAGGCCATCCTGTCGGCCATCGTGGAGGCGTTCAACCTGGAAGTCAAAGCGTTCGCCGCCCGGCTTGACGCCTACAAGACAGAGGCGAACGTCTTTGATGTCAGGCTCAAGGCTGCGCTGTCCTACATCGACCTGTACAAAGCCGAGATCGATGCTTTGCAGGCGCTGGTGCAAGTCGATCAAGCCAAGGTCTCGATGTACAAGGGTAGGATCGACGCATTGCAGGCGCTGGCCGGCGTCTACAAATCGCGCATCGACGCGGTGGTGTCCCAAGCATCCCTTGAAAAGCTCAAACTGGACCTGTTCCGGGCCAAGACCGATGCGTATGGCCTTCAGGTGCAGAACAAGCGGTTCGAGTACGACGCACATTCAGCGGCCATCCAAGGCAACGACCAACTGGTGCGCCTGTACCTGGGCCAGCTTGGCGCCTACAACGCGCAACTCGACGGGTTCAAGGCCGACATATCCGCACAAGCCGAAGTCGTGCGGGCGCAGTCCCTGACCAACGAGGCCAAGGCCGATCAGGTCAAGGCCGATGTCAGCGTGTACGAGGCAACCACGCGCGCACGCAGCGACGTTGTGCGCTCAAAGATAGCCATCCAAGGGCAGCAACTGAGCGTGGTCGACGGCCAGAACCGGGTGGCCATTGCCAAGGCAGAGGTTGAAAACTCGATCTACCAGACGATTGCCAATGTGACGATGGCCAACAAGCGCAACGATATGGACGGGCTGATCAAGAACGCCGAGACCAACCTGGGACGCACCAAGGCGGTCGCTGACCTTGGTATTGCATCGGCAGAGATCTACAAGGGCCTGGCCGGCGCTGCACTGTCAGGGCTCAATACGCTTGTCTCGCAGAACAAGGAAGAGTAATAATCGGGGCCTGCATGTCGGTAGCTCAATTGGCAGAGCGTCGGTCTCCAAAACCGAAGGTTGTGGGTTCGATTCCTACTCGATATGCCAGAATCACGGATGACAAGCATCAAAGGTGATGCAGCGGACTGTAAATCCGCCGTCTTACAAGGCACGCTAGGTTCGATCCCAAGGTTATCCACCAGAGACATGACATAATCAGGGCACCCTTTTTAGGGCGATGATGACTGGCCGGCAGCCTAGATCATCTGAAAGGCCACCCTTTACCCGGTGGCTTTTCTTTTGCCCCCGGCGACTCGTGACAGACTTGACACGGCCCGGCACACTGCACCCGTCAATGTCCTGGCAGGCTAGAATGACAACACCATGAGGCCCTTTTCTCATGCGTTCCGCGCCATCGAAAGATGGTCTAGCCCGCCAGGACACGGAACGCAGTCGAAAAGGGCCTTTTGCGTTTCTGAGTGTCAGGGCGCCAGTTGACGAAGTGAACGGGGAATGTCGTCCCAGAACCCAATAAAGCGATGGCGCTCTATGACACCCGGCGCCGTGGCGTTTTGCAGCGACCATGAAAACAGGCAAGCAGACCGACAAGACGCGTGGCCCACGATACGGGCGCCTGGTAATCGAATGCGACGTTCAGCGAGCAGCAGGCCTACGGGCTGGCTGAGAGGACTCCAACACATGGCCCCGAATACCGGGGTCGGGAGCCTCGGGTGTCGCTATGAGCCGATAAAACATCCACAAGGAATTTGTCGACCAATTCCGCGTATGCATCAACGGCGTCTTGTAATTGCTGAGTGTGCCTGGCGTATGACGGATCATCCTTCGCCAGTTTTTCCCTTATGATGGTAATTACTGCTTTGTGCTTCAAGATGTCTTTGTGAGCAGCATCGCGCGCCCCGCAGTCGCACCGTCCTGCCGGTTTGGCCGGCATGTTATGCACAGCGCAGTCGCTGAAATGAACGATGGAATCGGAAGTGTTTTCTGTCATTGGCAGATTATCCTGCTAAAGGCTGATCCTGGGTTGCCCCCGGCATTTATCGCCAGACCCCCGTAGCTTGCTCAGAATGCGCCCATGCAACAGAGGGCACATTCGATGCAAGCCAACCACACCAAACTGGGCGCCGTTCGCAGCTATGCCGAAGGCGGGCTGATCACTCAGATCAAGCGGGACCTGAACAAGCTGGTGGGCAACAACCCGGATGCAATGAAGCAGCGCGGCAGGTCTGCGCAGATCGAGGCGCCACCGGCCACATCAGTTCCAGCGGGCTACTCCAGCGGCACACCGACCAAGGACAACCCGGCAGGGATCAAGTTCGCCAAGGGCGGCGAGGTCAATGGCAAGGGCACCGGCACCAGCGACGACATCCATATCATGGCCAGCAATGGCGAGTACATGGTCAAGGCCGCAGCCGTGAAGAAGCTGGGCGTGCCGTTTATGAACAAGCTCAACGCCATCGCCGACGGTGACAAGGCCAGTGCGAAGAACCCACGGCTGGGCGCGGTGAAGGGCAAGTACGAGGTGGGCGGCGGCGTAACGCCCGAGGACCGGGTGCGCCAGCGGCAGCTCGTGGCCAAGATTCCGACTGGTGGTAGTGGCGCCGGGCCAACGGCCCCCAACGGCAACTCGGTCGCAGACTCGTTCGGTTCGACAGAACTTGGCCGCAACGTATTGAACACGGCCAGCGCCCTTGGTGGCGCAGCGCCAGTGTTTGCCGGTGCGCGCGCGCTGGTTGGAGCATCAAGGGTCGGGCAGGCGCTCGGTACAACCGGGCAGGCCGCAGTATCGACGGCGCAGGCGGTAGGCCCATACGGCGTGCCAGCGGCGGCACTCGGGGCGCTCAATTCCGCATCGCAGCCAGCACAGGCGCCAGCACCCATCGTGCAGCCTGCACCAGTCCAACAAACGCAACCAGTCGGCGCAGCGCGGCCCGTTGTCGGCGGCGGCCAGCGCATGGGCATGCAAGACCCGCGCATCGTCACGCCCCAGGCTCAGGCCGCACCCGCACTTGGGGCAGTCAGCGGCCAGGTCACGCGCGACGGCAATTCGTATTCTGGCGGGAACGTGTCAGGACTTGTCAATTTCGTGGACAAGAACGGCAACGCGCGGCCATCGGGCGGCGGCTTCGTGGCCGGGACCGGCGACGGGACGTTCACCTACGGCGGATCAAGCAACCGATCAAACCTTGACGGTCAGGTCAATGCTGCCCTGGACGCCGCTGCGGCCCGTGGTGACACTGAGGCACTGCGGCAATACTACGGCGGGAACTTCGGCACGCGAGTTGCTGGGGATGATGCCGAGTTCGCACTGATGAACAACGGCAAGCCCATGACGGCGCGCAAGCTGGGTGCGATCAGCAAGGCCAGGGCAGAGCGTGCAGCTACCGGCGACAGCGCCAAGGACCGTGCATTCAACGAGCGCAAGTTCGGCGCAGAGCAGGCCGGTCGCGGCGAGGACCGCAAGCTGGCGCGCGAGAAATTTGACGTCGACGCAGCTGGCGCAAAGCTCGATCAGGCATCCAAGGCACGGCTGGACGCAGCCCAGGCGGCCATCGCAGACCCGAAATCGACGCCTGCGCAGCGCAAGACAGCGGTTGAGGTGTTCGACTCACTGATGGGCAAGCGGCCAGAGGTGCCACGGGCATTCGCTGTGCCGGGCGGGCAAGCACTGACAGTACAAGGCGTTCCGTACACGCAGGCGTCGACCGTATTCAACCCGGCCACCAATTCCTTTGTCACGCCACCACAAAAGCCGACATTGGACTCCGACCCGAAGGCGGTAGATATCCGCGACAACAAGAGCATGACGCGGGAGCAGAAGGCGGCAGCACTCAAACAACTGGGCTACCAATGAGCCAAATCGACGACTTCCTCGATGGCGGTGGGTCATCGACCATAGATTCGTTCCTTGGTCCTGCCCCGAAACCAGCCGGCGCACTGCGCAAGTTGGGTGATGCCGGGCTTGGGTTCGTCCAAGGCGCCGCCGGGAGCACCAAGGCACTGGTGGCCGACTCGGTAGGTGCCGGGAACCGGGTATCGAAGGCACTGGGCGCTGTCAGCCAGGGCGCCGGGCGCCTGATGAGTCAGGACGCGCAGGACGAGATCGCCGCGCGCCAGGCCAAGATCAAGGAAGCCGAGGCCGGCGGGTCGACCTTCGACGAGATCGGCGCCACGCTGGGCGGGATTGCCGAGGCTCCAGTACGCTCCGTTGCCACCGGCCTGGGTTCACTCGCCCCTACGCTGTTGGCGGCGTATCTGACCAAGGGCCGGTCGCTGAAGACTCAGTTGGGTATTCGTGGGGGAGTCGGTGCAGCACAGGGCTTAGGCGCGGTCAAGGGCTCAATCTACGACGCCGTCGAGCAAAAGCAGATCGAAGCGGGCATGACCCCGGCGCAGGCCCAGGCCAAGGCTGATGAGGCGCAGTCGTACACCGGTGAGAATGCGGCAAACATTGCCATCGGCGGCGTAGGCGGCGTTCTGGCGAGCCTAACTGGTGCAGAGAGTGCCATTATGGGCACGGGCGGGCGCGCTGTACTGCGCAGGATCGGCAAAGCAGCGGGTGCGGAAACACTGACCGAGGGCCCGCAGGGCGGCCAGGAACGGTATGCCTCCAACGTGGCCGAGCAGCGCCAGGGCTTTGACACCCCGACGTTCCAGGGCGTGGCAGGTCGGACAGTTGGTGATGGTGTCATCGGCGGCATCGTGGGCGGCGGTGTCGGAGCCATTGCAGGCGGTCCAAAACAGATCCAAAACGCATCCACACTGCCACCAATCGATCCGCCACCACCACCCGTCGTACCAGACGCCGGATTCGACCCGAGCCAGCCCGATCCGGCCAATCAGGCGCCTGGTGCCCCTTTACAGCCAGGCGCGCCAGTTCCGGGCGCCGGGTACGTGCCTGGTGATTCGCTTTTCGGGCATCCAGAAGATACGGGCGAGCCGCTGCCTGAAGATGGCTACATGAACCCGGAAACCGGCCAGCGGTTCGTCCCGGAGGATGACCGCAAGCAGTGGTTCGATTTAGCCAGTCGCGGCTTGGAGCCGACCTATATCGAACCGCCACCGGTATCCCAATCCCAAGCCATGGGCATCAACCCGTCTGCTGGTCCCACCTCTGCGGCGGCTGCAATCGCTGTTGATTCCGGGGCCACGGAGGTGGTCCAGCGCCAGCAAGCAGCAGAACAAGCGGCCAAGGATGCCAAGGGCAAGAAAACGGGCCAGGATGCGGCAAAAGCCGTTACGGGAATTCCCGCATCGGAACCATTTCAGCAACCCACCACGCCAGCAGCTGGCCCCATTGCTGCTGCCGTTTCACAGATTCCATCAACCCCAGGAGTAGTAGATGCGCAAGCCGCTCAAGCCGTCCAAGTCAACCCGCAACAGCCTGAACAGTCCGGGCCTATCCCCGGAGCAGCGGGAGGAATTGAAAGCCCTTCGCAGCCAGCAGGACCGGCGAACGTATCTGATGCAGGAACTGAACAAGCGGGCGGTACCGGGAATGCACTGACACGCGGGCAGCGGTTCAAGGCGGTGATTGAGGCAAAGCAGGCAGAGCGGGCGGCGAAGGCGGGCGTCTCGGATCTGCAGGCCCGTGTCGATGCCGCCGACCCGTTCACGAAAGAGCACTCGGATGCGATTGATGCACTGACCAATGCAGTGGCGACCGGCGCCAAGGCCAAACTCGATGCTGGCACTATGCCTGTATTCAAGACTGAAGGCGGCATGACGATCGCCATAACGCCGTCGGCACAATCACCCGGCAAAGTACAGGTGACGCGCTACAACAAAACCGGCGCGCTGGGAGATAGTCAATACAACAGCATTGAAGACGCGATCAGGCAAGAAGGCTTGCAGTACCACACATCACTTGAGGGTAAGGATGCCGAAACCGTCATGACGCAAGTGGCGCAAGCCGAGGGCGATTTTCAGGAACGGGCAGCGAAGGCGGCTCAATCGCCTGACGATCTTGCGCAATCTTTGCCGCAGCAGCAATCGAATACGCCTGCACCTGACGCCGGTACAACTCAATTTTCCAGTGTTCCCGCTCCAGTTCAAGGTCAGTCTGTTCAGCCACCGGTCAATCCGCTGGAAACGTCACCGTCGACTGCACCACAAGAGCCTCCCCGTTCCGGAGTGTCACCGGTGGGACAAAGCGAAACCCGCAGTCAAAACGTACCATCTCTCCCAGCATCAACGGCTGGCGAGGTCCGACAAACTCAAGGTCTGGACGCAGAAAATCCTCCAGCGCCTGGTCGTCAGGATGGACAAAAGCAAGGTACGGTTCAGCCATCCGCAAATGATACGCCAGTACCCGATCCAGCCAGCTTGAAAGATCGAGTAAATGGCATCAAAGCCGAAATGGCGGATGTTGCTGCTGCGAAAAAAGCCATGGGCACGCAGCAAGCGGGAGAAGACAAAACCACGCAAATTGCGCGTGCAAAGCTGGACCTGCAGGCAAAGCGGCTATGGCAAAAACTTGCCGAAGCACTCCCAGACAACAGCAAGAACGCTGCCGCCGCAAAGGATGCCGCAGACGAACTTGAGTCGAAGATCAGCCGCATTGAATCTGACGCAAGTGATGCACCAGCACCAGTGCAAGCGCCAGAAGGCATCCGGTTCGTGAAGAAGCCGAACGGTTTCCAGACGGCATCGTTCAAGACAAGCGAGGGCATGAACGGTCACGTCGGCATTTCCCCGCCAGGTTGGAGCAACAGCACGGGCAAGTCATTTGAGGTGACGCTTGACCGCGTGGGCGGCCCGAAAGACGAAAACGGCAAGATCAAGTTCTATCCCACGCAGACGCTAGGAAAGTACCGCACGGCGGAATCAGCCATGGTTGCGGCCCGAGCGGCTGTTGAGAAGTACCGCGAGCAGCCCGCAGCAACTACACAGCCAGCCACCCCATCCAAGGAACCCGGCGCCGGCCTGAAGAAGATGAGGGTGGCAAAGGCGAAGAAGGATGCGGCGAAGGCACCAGACACGCGATCAGCGGCAGAACTTGCGCAGGCGATGGACGACATGCGCAAGACGAAGCCGCGCCCACTGGACAAACTCTACGGCAAGAAGGGACCGACACCTGAGCAAGCCGGCAAGCACGCCGAGGACATGAAAGCGTGGAACCGCGAGTTCATGAAACTGTCTCGGGATCAAAAGCTGGCGCTGGCGCGGGGCAACGAAGCATTCAGGAAGAAGCAAGAATCCGAGCAAACCCCGGCGGGAATAGCGCGGTCACCAAATGGAACCACACTCCCGACGGCACCAGACACGGAATTTGTCAAGATCAAGGATAGGTTTGGGGGGAACATCCATGTCAAGCAATCCGACTTGGATGGTGAGCGGACCTTGTTGCCGATGTACACGGCAAAGGGAGATCGCGCTGGCAAATCCATCCACCGCGAGAACCTTGATCCAGACGGAACCAAGTTGGCAGCGAGCAACGCCGAAAACGCCAGCAATCCGCTCATGGATGTCATCACGGCAAAGCAAGGCAATGCCTTTGCAACAGCAGCAGCGGCCCAGCGAGAACTAAACACCAGGGCTCTGAGTGAGTCACATGAGGTGGTCCCAATCGGTGACGGATACGTCGTTAAGAAAAAAGGTTTGCCAAAACCCTACAACGATGATCCGCGAAATAGCCCTGTCATGGAGTCACAAGATGGCTTCATTGTTGGCCAATCCGTTGACGTTCCGAGCAGGACTATCGGGCGATCTACGGTTGAGTCGCTGTACACCAGAACAATGCCTGGGTTTGACGCCCCGATGCTCATGGCCCGTATCAAAAATGCGGAAGGCAAGGCCATCGATGTGCTGACAAGTGAGTTGAAGGCAACCTCCGAAGCGCAGAACCTGACCGGGCGGCAGGATGTTTTCAGTGCGCCGGCCCCTGACCGATTCGAAGTCGGAAAGTCCCTGACCAAGGATCAGCGCAATCAAGTGCTTGGTACGCTGGTCGATGTCTACAAGGCAAAGAGTGCCGACCGTGAGCAAAAGGGCATTGACGCCAACGGCAACGAGCGGTTCGGCTATGTGCATTCGCCAGAACTGTTTGAAAAGTCGAGCATCACCGGTGCGATGGTGCGCTATCACGTCACGCTGCCTGATGGCAAGATCGCACACCCGAGCGAGTTGTTTCCTGACTACACGCAGGCAAACATCGACGCGGAACTGGCGAAAGCGCAGGCACAGGATCAGGTCAGCAAAGACAGCCGAGAACACCGGACGCGCGTACTCAACAAGCACATCGGCGATTCACTCGGGGCCGCCAATCGCTTGTTCAATGCGGACAACCCCGGAGAGCGAAACTACACGCCGGCCATCCTGACGAATGGCACGCAGTTCGTTCGCACACACCCGGACAGTTCCGATGGCGATGCGAAGTTGCTTGGAGACGGCTGGAAGGTCCAATCACCAGAACCAGCAAAGCCAGAGGCGAAGGGGAAGCCTGATGCAGCGTTCTCGCGCAAGGCCAAGCCAGACGACGACAAGACCCTGATCATCCAGCACAACCTAAGTGCCGAAAACCTGCTGCATTCGATCCGCATGGGCGGCATCCCAGTCCCTTCGCTGGCGATCACGAAGGTCGATAGTCCAATGGACAGTTTCGGAGAGATTACGCTGCTGGGTGACAGAGACATGGCAGACCCGAAGTACGGGGCCAAAGTGTTCGGCGCCGACATCTACAGTCCGAGATACCCGAGCGTTTCGTTCAAGGCTGGGCCCGAAGATCAGCGAATATTCAACAAGGCAATGGAGAAGTACCGGCAAGAAGGCGATCGCCTGCTGTACGGGGGCGAGATTTCCGACCTTGACTCGATCACCAGCCATGCGCCATTCAAGCGTTACGCAGAAGCCAACGGAGCCAAGCCGGGCTCGTATCACGACTACAAAGCAGAAGCGGAGAAGTTGCTCATCAGCATCGGCGTCCCTGAGCGGATATTTCGCGGATTCACCGACATGGGAAATCGAAAGTACGTCCCGCACACGCTGGACAACGTGGTGAAGATTCTCAAGAAAGAGCTTCGCGGCGGTGAGAATTTCAACTACGGCGTTGGGTCGCTACGGGCCAAGTTCACGCCGCAGTTCAGAAGTATCGAGGCCATCAAGAAGTCGCAGGACAGACTGATGACCAAGGATGCATTCGACAAGGTGAAGAAGGAAATCGACAGCGACTTCCTTACCCTTGCCAACGAGATGGCGCCAGATCGTTCGCTTGATGCAATCATCGACGTATTGTCAGACGCACCGCGCATGGGTCTGGTGCGGTCTGCCCGCGATCTGGACATTGAGTTGAGCGATGAAGCAAAGCAGAGCGCGGTTAAGTTCTTGGAGCGACTGCGGAATTTGCCAACGCAATACTTCGAGGCAAAGATTCTGCGCGCCATGGACTTGAGCGAGTTCAAGGTGGCAGTGGTTCCAGACAGCACGCCAGCGGCTGCCATCAAGGAACTGGAGCGCCGGGGCGTGAAGATCGCCACCTACCCAAAGAGCGACGAGAAAGCGCGGGCCAGAGTCATCAAGGAACAATCCGATGCCATGGGACTGGCGTTCGCCCGTGGCGCCCAGCCCACCGGCATGACGGTCGACAACGCCCGCAACATCATCGCCCCCGTCGCCCGTCGCCTGAACATCGACGTTCGCGTGGTGGCAACCCCTGCCGACCTGCCGATCAAGGCACCTAGCGACGTGCGCGCTTTGTACATCAATGGCGACATCTACGTGGTAGCTGGCAACGTCAAGACCCGCCTGGACGTACTCAAGGCCGTCGGGCACGAGGCCATTGGGCACCTGGGCCTGCGTGCACTTCTTGGAAGCGCCGACCACGACAAGATGATGGCCCAGATGCAGCTTGCCCTGAAGATGGGCAACAAGCCTTTGCGAGAACTGCAGGCCGGCGTGCGCAAGTCCTACGTGGACGAGAGCGGTGAGTTCAACCTGACGCCAGGCCAAGAAGCCGACGAGATCGCCGCAGCAGCCGTGGAGCAGGCCATCGACCCGGTGACCGGCGAGTTCCGGCCAGGCTACGGGTTCTTGAAGGGCCTGTTCGCCAAAATGGCTGAGTGGCTGCGCTCGGTCGGGATCAACGTGTCGTTCACGAACCTGGAGTTGCAAGGCGCTCTTGTCAATGCGCAGCGCAACCTGATGGATGGGGCGCGGGAGGCGCAGGGCAATGCGGTGGCGGCCAGTCGTGATACAACTGGGTCTGTGACGAACCGCAAGGATGTCGTCGGCAACTCTCAAAGCGGGCGCTCTGCCGATGACGTAACACCGGGCGCTGTCTACAGGAACAATCTTCCACCCGAGAAAGATGGCTTTGTTCGTCTGTATCACGGAGGCTCAGGGGGGACAGACAAAGAGTTCAGCAAAGTTCCAAGCGGCGGGCGCTTCGATGGGTTTTTTGCATTGGCCAACGAAAAAACCCCATTCTGGACGAGTGGCGGAAGAAACTACTTTGCGGACGTTTCGGAGGACAAGATTCTCACGGACTACGCTCTGAACTACGAAGTTCCTTATGCCAAAACGCTTGAGGCTTTCGAGCTTGTGACTGGTATCAAGGAAGGTGATGAGCACTTTGATGTGGTCTGGGCGGCAGTCATTGAGGACAAGTCTTTCAACTCCGACGACAGCCTAGCGGATGCACTCGGCGGGGACTATGACGAGGCTGGTTGGGATGCGCAGAAGTACCGTGGCCAGGTAGCGAAGCGGCTTGGGTATGAAGCGGTTCAGATGGAAGATGAGAACGGCACGGGGACATATTTAATCGTCTCTGGAGTCAAAGTCACGAGAGTTCTGGACGCGAATGAATCCACCGCGCCGAACAGTGGCGGCGCATTTGCCCGCACCGGCCAGGACCAGACCGACACCGCTGCGTTCAAGGCCTGGTTCGGCGACAGCAAGGTGGTGGATGCCGATGGCAAGCCGGTCGTCATGTACCACGGGACTTCCGGCGACTTTTCAATATTCGACCCGGAATTTATGTACTCGGGAGAAGGCGCGTCGCAAACCGGATCTGGCTTCTATTTCACGGACAACCCGAAGTCGGCCAGTAGGTATGCAATCATTAAAGGGGCCGATGGTGCCAAAGTAATGCCGGTTTATCTGTCTCTGCAAAAGCCATTGCATATCGATTTTTTAAAAGGCGAAACCACTGGAGCGGATATTGAACTATCGGCAGCCCAACTGCGGAAGATCATACTGCGCGCCAAAGACATTCGCAGCAAAGAAGATAGCCCATTGATGAACTTCGGAGATGTCAACTACGAAGGGTTTGAAAAGGTGTTACGCAGTGCCATAAATTTATACACAGGCAGCAGTAATATTGCCTCTCTACGCAATGACTTTTTTGGTGATGACCATGCCGCGTGGCTTGAGGCATTTTCCGCCGCCACTGGATACGATTCCGCATATTCAGTCACATCGAATGGCGACAAGCACTATGTCGCGTGGTTCTCGAATCAAGTGAAATCCGCCATCGGTAATTCTGGCGCCTTCGACCCCAAGAACCCAGACATCCGCTATGCCCGCAGTGTGCCCGGCGCTCAGGTTGTCACCGACATCACCCGGCGCACCGGGAACAAGCTATCCGACTACCGTGGCCTGGGGCTGCGAACCCTTGGCCGGCGCCAACTGGTGGACCTGTACGGCGATCAGATCCCGCAGATCAAGTCCTACAGCAACCTCATGCAGTCCATGGACGCGGACAAGAACGAGGCCGGCGCGGCGGCTGACGGCATCGCTGACCGCTGGGGCAAGGTCAAGGACGAGCGCCAGCTTTCCGAACTGATGCACGACTCCACGCTGGCGCAGATCGACCCGACCAAGGACTTCATCGAGGGCGACGATCAGAACTTCTACGATGCGCTCAAGGACGGCTACAACGCACTGAGCCCCGAGGCAAAGAAACTCTACACCGACGCACGGGACCACTACCGCGCGCACCACCGCAACGTGCGCTCTGCCATCCGGGAGCGGATCGAGCGCTCCGAGCTTCGCGGGCCACGCAAGGCCGAACTGCTCAAGCAGATGGACGACGAGTTCTTCAAGGCGATCAAGGGCGTGTACTTCCCGCTCTCGCGCTTTGGCGACTACGTGGTGATCGTGCGCGACACCAATGGCAGGGCGATCAACGTCAGCCGGGCCGAGACCATGACAGAGGCCCAGAGCGTACAGGAATCGCTGCGCAAGGCCTACCCCGGCGACGTGGTGGGCAAGGTGCTCAAGTCCAAGGAATTCAACGCCGGCCGGGATATGGTGGGCCGTGGGTTCATGGAGGGCCTGTACGAAGCCCTGGGCAAGAAGGACATGGACGAGTCACAGCGCACGCAGCTCGAAGACATGCTGGGGCAACTGTACCTGTCAGCCCTGCCCGATCTGTCCTGGGCCAAGCACGGCATCCACCGCAAGGGAACGCCGGGCTTCAGTCAAGACGCACGCCGGGCATTCGCACAGAACATGTTCCACGGCGCCCGGTATCTGGCCAAGGTGCGGTACTCCGATCTGCTGGAGAACCAGTTGTCGGACGCGCAAAAAACGCTGGACGCCACCGCTGAGAAGACGGGCGTCAATCAGCCCAAGCTGCAAGACGTCTTGAACGAGATGCAAAAGCGCCATGAGGCGGCCATGAATCCGGACGGGAACGCACTGTCCACGGCCCTGACCAGTCTGGGATTTGTGTTCCACCTGGGTTTGAGCCCGGCATCTGCCATGGTGAACATGACCCAAACAGCACTGGTGGCCTACCCGATCATGGGCGCCAAGTGGGGGTTTTCCAAGTCGGCGGCGGCGCTGCTCAAGGCCAGCACGCAGGCAGCCGGGAACAAGAACGACATCAGTCCTGCCCTCACGACAGAGGAAAAGGCCGCATACGATGAGGCTGTGCGCTCTGGCGTGATCGATGTGACGATGGCGCACGATCTGGCCGGCATCAGCCAGGGGGACGACGCCAAGGTGACATGGAAGCTGCGCCCGGTCATGAAGTGGGCATCGTTCCTGTTCCACCACGCGGAGAAGTTCAACCGGCAGGTCACGTTCGTTGCCAGCTACCGGCTGGCGCGTGAGGCCGGCACCGGCGCAAAGGATGCCTACGCACAGGCGGTCAAGGCCACCTACGACGGGCACTTCGACTATTCGAGCACGAACCGACCTCGTGTGATGCAGGGCAACACGGCCCGGGTTCTGCTGCTCTTTAAAACCTATGGGCAGAACATGGTCTACACACTGGCCCGCGCTGGCTACCTTGCCGTCAAGGGCGCAAGTCCCACCGAACGGTCGGAAGCCCGCAAGGCACTGAGCGGCATCCTGACCATGCACGCAGCGGCAGCCGGCGTCCTGGGTCTGCCAATGGTGACAACGCTGCTCGCTGCGGCATCGATGATCGGCGGGTCGGATGATGAGCCGTGGGACGCAGAGGATGCACTACGCAACATGCTGGCCGATGCGTTTGGAGACGGCCCGGCCGACGTTCTTGCCCGAGGCCTGTCGCGCCTGACACCGTTCGACATATCCGGTCGGGTGGGGCTGGACCGGCTGATCCTGCCTGACGTGCAAGAAGGGCTGGAGGGCCAGCGCCTGGGCGAGTCTGCCATGGCGGCGGCGCTCGGTCCGGTGGCCGGCATCGGAATCGGCGTGCTCAAAGGCTTGCAGCAAATGGCCGATGGGAACTGGGCCAAGGGCCTGGAGGCGATGGCGCCCGCTGCCCTGCGTGGTCCTCTCAAGGCACTGCGCTACGCCGAAGAGGGCGCCATCGACAAATCTGGCAAGCCAATCCTGCTGGACGTGAACGACGCCGGGATCGTCGGGCAGGCGCTGGGATTTAGCCCGTCAGATGTGCGGCTGGCCACCGAGGCCAAGAGCGCTGTGCACCAGGCCGACGCACGGCTGTCCAAGCGGCGCGGGCAATTGATGCGGCACTGGTCCATGGCAGCGATTGCCGAAGATCAGGACGGCATGGCCGATGCGCGTGAGGCGATACAAGCCTTCAACGAAAAGAACCCGGCCAGGCGCATCAACCCGATGCAGATGGCCGCGAGCGTTCGCACACGCCGGATGCAGATCGCGCAGTCCAAGGGCGGCGTGTACCTGAGCAAGTCCCGCCAAGACGCCATGGAAGCTGGAGCGTTCGGGATGCCTTGACCGTTGCCCCCGGCAATTCTCGCCAAACAGTAGGCCGGCGGGCAAAGTGCGCTCCATCCTTTAGGAGCGAACACCATGGCACTTCAACTCTCTGTCGCTGTGCGTAATGCGCGGCTCGATGCAATCGAAACCGCTACTGGCACATCTGCGATTCTGAAGATTCGCAGCGGCACTGTCCCGGCCACTTGCGCCACGGCTGATGCTGGCACTGCGCTGGCTACTTGCACGCTGGTATCTGACTACATGTCAGCCGCGTCTGCCGGGTCCAAGGCAAAGCTGGGCACGTGGGAGGACACAAGTGCGGACGCTACCGGCACCGCTGCCCACTTCCGGCTGTACGCATCGGACGGCTCGACCTGCCACGCGCAGGGCACGGTGACAGTGACCGGCGGCGGCGGCGATATGACGGTGGATAACACCTCGTTCGTTGCTACGCAGGCATTCACGGTCACGGCGTTCACCTTAACGGATGGAAATGCATAGATCATGCGCCACTGGCTGACTCAGGTGGCGATTGCCATCGATCAACTGTTCAACGCTCTGTTGCGCGGTTGGTCTGATGAGACGCTATCGAGCCGGGCCTGGCGCATGTGGGTGAAGGGCAAGCCGATGGGGCTGTTCTGGAAGCCTCTGATCGACACACTGTTCTGGCTGCAGGCGCGGGACTTCAATCACTGCCAACGCAGCTATGAAAACGAAAAGCGCCGGTATAACTCGCCCGCTGAAATGAGGTCCACATGACGCAGATCGTCGAATCGATATACACGCAAGACGCGCACGAGCAGCGGGACGGGTCGGTCTACACCACGGAGCGCCATCTGGACGACCTTGGGCGTGTGCTTACGTTCGGCCCATACCTGTGCGCGCCTGGGATGGACCCGGCCACTGTCATGGCCCTGCGCGCTACACGCATCAACGCCGAGTTCGCCCTGCGGGATGCTGAGACAACCGTGTCCCGCGCTGGCCGTGCGCCGTGGAGCAAACTTGAATTTCGGGACCAGCTTGGCGCACAAGTCGAGTACGGCATGGACGCGTTCTTTGCTTCGTTCGAGTCCAATCCAGGTTTGACCGTCGAGCAGAAGGCCGCGATCCGCACCGGATACCGCCGATTCGAGCAGAGCCACTTCATTGAGCGCCCGCTGCGCCCCGAGGTGCTGTCGATGCTGGGCCTGCTGAAGCTGCTGGGCCTGATCACGCAAGAAAAGATTGATGCCGTGGCTGCGGCTGCGGAGGTGTAATGCCTGATCGCGCCGTAGACAGTAACGCAGTCGGCACGAACGACGGGACAAGCTGGGCCAATGCGTACACAACGCTGGCGGCTGCTACCGCCGCATCGACTAATGCCGACACGATATTTGTAGCCCCTGCGCACCTGGAGGCGCCTGCTAGTGGGATAACGGTGACCTGCCCTACCACTCCGGGGCTTAGGATACTTGGTGCGGCGAATACGTCTGCTTTTCCGCCCACGTCTTTAGTCACAGCTGCCACTGCAATAGTAGGCCCTGGGGCCACAACTGCCTCAATGAACATCACCGGATGTGCCTATATCTTTGGTATACATATCCGCAACGGAACAACCAGCTCATCAAGCAATGTAATAAATTTCGGCGTTGCTCTTAGCATCGAGCATACCCTGACGTTCGACACTTGTATTATTCAGTACCGTGGGCCAAATACTGGGAAACGAGTGTATTTAGGGCCGGTTGGTAATAGCACCGGGCGCAACACCACTATACGGATGGAGAACACCGAAATCAACGCATCCGCTGGAACCGTATTTAAAGTTGGTATAGGTCAGGGCACGTTTGTTTTCGATAATGTGACATTCACAGGGGCCGCATGGGAAGTTAATCCATTTGAACATACCAACGCAACGAACCCGGATATACGCATACTCAATAGCGACTTATCTCAGTTCGCGTTTACCTCGTTATTTGAGGTGGGCGCGTTTAGCTCCATCCATGCACTAATAGCTGGATGCAAAATACCGGCATCCCTCACCTTGTCGGATGGTGCTTGGCCTGCTGCGGCTGCGGGTTCTAGTTTGATGATGATCGATTGCAGTAATGGTGACACGCACGGACTGTTCAGATACGAGACACCGACAGGAACTCTCGTAAGCGACAGCGGCATCTACTTTACGGAAGGCGCAGCGGCGCAGTCGTGGAAAATCGTCACAACTGCTGCCTGCTCTCCAACCAACCCATTTGAAACGCCGTATTTCGGCTTCTACAACAGCACCTTGAGTGCAGTGACGCCGTACTTCGAGATTTTGCGGAACCTGTCAGCCACTGCGTTTCAGAACGATGAGGTGTGGGCGGAGATATTGGGCAAGACGACGAACGCGTCTACACGGTCTACGGCTTACAACGACCATATGGTTCTGCTTGGCACGCCCGCAAATCAAGCCGCAGGGGCGGGATTGGGATCGTGGACTGGGGAGGATGCTACGGCCTGGTCTGGTAAGTGTGGTCTTAATTCCAGCATCACACCCGCCGAGAACGGCCACATATCCGGTCGCATTGTTGTCGGTGAACCGTCGATCACGGTCTACGTCGATCCTCAGATCAGGACGTAACTCATGGCTACGATTAGCCGCGTCACCCCGAACGGCTGGCAACAGGGCGACGACACCGCAGCATCGAGCCGGGTAACGCCGACGGGGTGGTCGCAGGTTAATGCGGTTGGTGGGGGTGGAATATCTGCAACCCTCGACGGAACACTAGCAGCCGCAACGGTATCGTCGACCGGAACCATTGCGCTAAAGGGCGCGCTCTCCGGAACACTAGCCGCAGCTACCGTTGCAGCGACGGGCACGCTTGCTATCAGTGGCACAGCGACCGCAACGCTTGCCGCTGCGACTGTCGCAGGTACGGGCACACTGGCCCTCACAGGCACGCTGACAGGTACGCTAGCGGCTGCAACGATTGATGCAACGGGCCAAGGGCAAGTTACTACATCTGGCACGCTCACGGCAACGCTTGATGCTGCAACAGTTGCGGCTACCGGCACAGTAGCACTCAAGGGCACGACGACGCAGACGCTGGCCGATGCAACACTGGTCGCCACTGGGGCATTTGCCGTAACAGGTTCTGGCACGCTCACGGCGACCCTGGCAGACGACACGCTGGCCAGCACTGCTACCCTGGCGCTAAAAGCTGCTACATCGGCCACTCTCGATGCCGCAACCATAGCTGCTACCAGCACGCTCGCAATCAAGGGCGCGACGACTGCAACACTGGATGCGGCCACGCTGTCAGCGCAAGGAACATCTCAGGCTGTGACGGTCGGAGTGCTGTCCCAGACGTTGGCTGATGCCTCAGTCGCATCGACCGGAACGCTTGCGCTGCGGGCCCAGGCGTCGCCTACGCTGGACGCTGCCACCCTGGTATCTACCTCGACCCTTGCGATCAAAGCGGTAGCGACGGCGACCCTTGGCGACGCGACTCTCGCCAGCACTGCCACGGTTCTGATCAAGGGCAGTTCGTCGATTACTTTGGGCGCATGCACGATCGTTTCGACCGTTCGGTACGACGACCCGAACGCGATCTTCACCACATCCGAGCACTGGAGATACACCTTCCCGGTCGATGACATGCGATACGCGATGCCGGTCGATGACATGCGCCACACATTTCCAAGTGGTGGCCTAACCTACAACTTTGGAGAATGACATGGCAACAGGAGCAGCATGGAACGATGCCACCGCAGAATCTGACGAGGTTGTCAAGCCGTGGGCGTTCTTCGACAAGGACGACATCATCGACATCCCGCTGGAGATTGGTCTGTGGCTTACCGACAAGGAAACGACCTACGCCAGTCACGCGGTCACGACGCACGCGGATCTGTCGTGCACGAACCCGGCGGCAGGGTATGACTCAGGGACGAAGGTGATCAAGTCTCGGATCATCAAAGCCCCAGCCGGCGCGGCGCTGGTGAACAACACCAAATACTGGGTCACGTTTCACGTCGTCGGCGCCGACGGGCAGGAAAAGGACAGGACTGTCTACCTCAAGGCCGCGCTCATGTAGGTTGCCCCCGGCATTTCTGGTCAAAGCCCAGCCAGGGCAAAACAATGCGGCCATGAAAACACTTGAACAATTCAATTCGCTTGTGCAAAAGGGCGACTATCGCGCTGTTGCTGACTTCGGTCGGCGCTCTGGCTACACCGAGGACCAGATTTCACAGTATGTCGAAGACACCGGCAAGCTTGAAGCCGGCCAGGTATCTCGGGGCGAATACGGCCCCGTGGCAATGACCCGGGAGCGCATGCGTGGGTTCTTGCGGTCCTACGACACCCAAGGCGTTGGTCAAAACGCTACATCGGATTGGAGCGGTATATCGGCGGTTGATGAGGCTGCGCTCACAAGGATACTGGGAAGCGGAAATTTCGCAAAGGCCCGAGTATTTGGGGCAGCGTTTGGATACACGCCGGACCAGATTGCACGATTCGCGGAACGTGGCGGGTACATCGAGGAGCCAATCGCTGCTCCAACATTGCCGACCGTCACTGCGCCCGAGCCGACCACCGGGCCGACGGATGCGCAAAAAGAGCGCTTCGCCGATCTGATGCAAGACTGCGACTATCTCGGTGCTGCGCAGTACGCGCGAGGATTGGGCTTTAGCAATCCCGCAATCGCGCAGTACATCGTCGCCACAGGCATGACAGTCGACGGCGTGATGCTGACTGAGTCGGCCATGCTAGCGTGGCTCGACGCCCACCCATGAGCATGGATCAATGATGCGCCCGCAGCACGACATCACGGTGGAACTGACCGCCGAAGAGTTGGCCAGGGGCGCGCGTGAGCACGAATACAGTCTTTGGATGTCTCGCTATCGCGCGGGAAACATGAGCATGGAAGAGTGGCAAAAGCACCTCGTGGACCAGGATTTCGTCGACTGGTTGGGTGATCTTTAGGTAGGCAGATGAATGATGACGAACACTATCGCCGCGCATCCAAAATCGACCGAATCACCAGGTGGGTAGAAACATGGCACGAGATTCGCTATTTCGGGAAAGCGCTGGGATCACTCAGTCAATGGCTGATCCGGTTGTTCATCTGCATCATCCTCGTGATCGAAATATGGAAGCGCCTGGTCGAGCGATGAAAGCTGCCATTGCGCTGCTCGATATGTCGCTGGCGCTGGGCGTCATGTGGATGCTTTTGCTATGAGCGACGAAGTAATTCTGGCTCTGATTGCGATGGTGCAATCGTGGGGCAACTCGCTGTTCGCCAATCTTGCAGCCGTGACAACGGCGGCGGCGGCGGGCATCATCGCATTTCTTACTTGGCGCAATAACGCGAAGGCTGCCGAGCGTGCTGAAGAGATCAAACTCGAAATGGTCGCAGTCAAGAACGCTGCCGTTTTGAGCAACCAGCAGGCCGAAGACATCGCAACCGGGCGCGAGCGGAAGGGCTACGTCAACGGCATCGAAAAAGAGCGCAGCCGCGCAAGCCGGCCGGCGCCGCTGACGAGCGACTTTGAGCCCCAGCAGACCGACGCGTGGATAGCGGGTAAGCCGCCGTGAAGCGCCTGCTCCATCTTTGGTACAAGCGGCTGAGGCTGCGGTGGTTGCTCAAGCGTGAGCGCAAGCTGATGGCGTTGCCGAATCGCACGACGCTCGAAATGGCCGAGTCGATTCTCCTTACCGGCCATCGCATCGCGGTACTGCAGCGCGATATCAAAAACCTCGGGGGATAGCCATGAAAACCGCAATCGTTCTCGTGCTGATCCTGGCCGGATGCGCATCGCTGCCAGAGGGCGTTGCGATGACGGATGACGAGCGCAAATCGTGCGCAGCAACTCAGGACTGTTCGGTCTGGACAGTGGCAGAGTTGCAAAAGTTGATCCGCTCGGCCATGCAGCGCGGGTTTGATGCCGGGAAAAGGCTCAAGTGGGACTCGATATGAAATGGCTGCTTGACGTTATCGCGGCATGGGTTAAAGCGCGGGCTCCGGCCCCTGTTCCCGTTCCTGCGCCTGCTGTTCGCGCGCCTGCCCCACCGGATAACCGCAAAGCGTTCCTGGACATGATCGCGTTTGCCGAGGGCACCGATCCACATCCGCTGTCCATAGATCGCGGGTACGACGTGATCGTCACGGGCGTCGACGGCCACGAGATATTCACCGACTACCGCGCGCACCCGTTTTCATCCGGTCGCTCGGCAAAGCACGTCAAGGGCGAAATTTGGAGCACTGCGTCGGGCCGCTACCAATTCATGAGGAAAGACTACTGGCACTACAAAGCCCTGCTGCACCTGCCCGACTTCGGCCCGGCATCACAGGACCGCTGGGCGATTCAGTTAATCAAAGAACGGCGCGCGCTGGCCGACATCGACGCCGGGCATTTCCAGATCGCAGTCGGGAAGGTGAGCAACCTTTGGGCATCGCTGCCGGGCGCCAATTACCCTGGTCAGAAAATGCGGCAGATGTCGGCCCTGGAAGATGCGTATGAGCGTGCAGGCGGGCGGTTTGCATGATGATGTTCCTATCCCCTATCCTCATGCGCGCCGTGGCCGTGGCGGCTGCCCTGGCTGCCCTGGCGTTGGCCTATCACCTGTGGGCCGGGCATCAGCAAGACATTGGCAGAGCCGAGGTCAGGGCCGAGTGGCAGGCGGATCGGCTGAACATTGCTGAGCAGAACCGGCTGCTGCTGATGGCAAATGCGCGCAAGACCGACGAACTACAGGCCAAAGCCGACAAACAAAGGGGAATCGCAAATGCGGAAAACCACGCTCTCAGTATTCGTGTCAGCGAGCTTGCTGGCCGGTTGCGGGACCGTCCCAACCGGCCCGACGCAGGTTCAGGCGGTGTCGCCACGGCTACCGGCACTGGAGCCGCTGGATCCGGCAACGCAAGCTGCACTGGAGCAGGACTTTACAAGCCTGATGGGGAATTTCTTGCAGGGCTTGCTGCCAGCGCCGACCGGCTCAGAATCGCCCTCAAATCCTGCCGTGCCGGGCGCCAAGCCGATATCGAAACCGTGAATAAATGACGGTACGGCTGCGTCTGTGCTGCGCTGGATAGCGGGTGCGGCTGAAATCTACGCCGAATGCTCCAGCAGGCACCGGGCGCTGGTGCAGGCATGGCCGCGCTGATGGGGTCAGGCGTCGCGTTCAGCCGATCCATCGCCATTTCCCGCCTATCAGGTCGTCTCCGACGGGCTGCGCTGTTCTGCCGGGACGGTTGTGCCAATCGCTCGATTTGCCTCCCGCGTCCTCTTTGTCCAGTTTGAAGCCTGCGCCGCGCAAACTGGCCCCGCCTTCGTTCGGCAGGGTGTAGGTATAGACCGGCGAGTGTCCAAGTTCACGCGCAGCACGGCGGGCCGCGCCGTAGAGCATAGAGCAGGCGTTGCGGGTGCCATCGGTGCATAGCCGCGTAATCTCTGCCGCCTTGCCATCATCTAGGCGCGGAGCGACCGGCCTGCCAACGATGCACACGCCAGCCAGCACTCCAGCAGCCTCTACGCCAATGGCAAACTTGTGCCCGACGACGGGCCGCGCATGTCGATGCAACCGACGCACAAAGTCGTTTGCGGTCTTGAGGTCAACCGGTACGATGCGCAATACTGCACCCACTGCCGCGTCGTAATCGGCCTTGCTGGCAAACATGCTCATGGATGGGTTCATTTCAACGGCTCCACGGACCCATCGCCGCCGAAATCGACATATGCCAATAACTGATCAGTCTGGCCATCCGCCGCAAGCAAATTGCCAACTGCGTTTACGCTGATTTTTGCGTCAACCGGTAGTTGCGCGAGCAGTTCGATAAGTCGGCTCGCTTGCAACCACTTGATGCCTGTGTCTTCATACATCGTTAAGCTCCCCGGATAGCGGCGGCCCGGCCCCGCAACACATCGGCGCAATGCCGGTCTACCGCGTTGCCCCGCTTGCCTGGCGGCATAAGTGCATCGGCGGCATCATCCAAAGACTTCGCAGCACGCTCGGTAGCTGCTTGCCAAGCGGCCCGTGGATCGTGACACGCTGGCTCCGGCGCTGCTACAAACCAAGCCTCGAATTCATCATCGCGCTTCGTCATTTTGCCACCTCCAAGGCAACGGGCGCAACCCATTCGCCACGCGCAACTGCGATGCAGTCCTTTGAGTCAAGCATGTAATCAAAGTTGGCGCAGTGGTCGTCCTCGGCTTGTATTGCCGCGCAAATACGCTCCCGCTCCGCTGCCGCGCGAGCCTCGCCGTATGCGCGCATCTTTTCGACGGTGACGAAATCTGAGCAAACGTTCTGTCCCCACAGTTCGTGCGGGTGATCTTCGAGGTCGGGCTTGGGCAGTGGTGGTGTCATATCGTAGCCGTGCTGTTCCACGTTGGGGTGTACGTCGCTGCCGATGCGGTCGCAGTCGTCGGTGGCGTGATCTCGCTCACCAGTTGCCAGAATGGTAGTTTGTACCAGTACCACGGTCTCATGTCGTTCCTTTCGTATCAGTCATCAAAGAGCCCATGGGCTATGCACACGCTCTGCATGTCCAGCCGAGCCCTCCATGTTTGCATCCGCCCGTCGTACACAGCCCGCTGGTAGTGGTACACCTGGCCCGGCAGGATACGGCCATTGTCAGCTTCAGCCGCATCAAATATCGCCTGCTGCTCAGGTGTCAAGTCGTGCCGCCCCATGCCGTAGTTGTGGAACCACGCAGTCGCATCGCACTTGTGGCTTTTCCGCGCAGTCCTGCGTTCGTCCGTTAGCACTTTGTCGCTCATATCGTTCCCCTCGCTTTTATTGCTTCGATTGCAATTGCAAACCCGTCAACGTACCTCGCACAATCGGCAATTATTTTGATGCAAGCGGCTTGCTCCGCTTCAGCGCAAGTCCTGCCGTATGCAGTCGCCCAGGCGTGCAGCGTCTCGCAATCGCGCGCCGGAAGGGCCACGGCCACAAACACTGGCGACAGCGGGGGTAGTGTCATGTCGCTCCCCTGGATTTCGTCAGATCATCGAGCGCCGATGCCACGTCGGGATCGGTTTCAGCGTTCCATGCACGCAGGCTTTCCAGTGCTGTGACGTTGCGTGTCGTTCCCATTGCTGCGTCGATGGCAGCGACGACAGACTCGCATTCGCTAAGTACGTCTATGTCCGTCGTGGTTCGGCCTGCGCGAAACAACGCAGTGCGCGCTTGATCCATGCACGCCCGTAGCCGCGCATTGACGCATCCCGACCTTGTGCAGCCGTCGTGACACGAATGGATACCGTCGGTATGCAGCCGCACTATTTCAGCGGCCTGGGCTAGGATACGGGCCATCATGGAGTCCGCTTTGCAGCCACTCCCGACGCAATTAATCGTGCTCATGATTGCTCCTTGGTGGGTGGGCCGTGTCAACCAAATGCATCACGACACAGATTGAAGTCGTCGTCGCGCCTCCGTTTGCATCCCCAGCACACTGCAGCCGGATGGCGGTCAGTGCTGCGCGCAGCCGCGCTATTTCAGCGGCCTGGGCCTGCAGAGCAAGGGCGGATTTTTGGCACAAAACATCTTGGACAAGGCCATCGGCTTGCGGCGTTTGACTGATTGCGTGCACCCAGCGGTACGCGCGCCGCGCGAACAGTTGCTCGATCAGGTCCTCAGTCAGTGGGTCGTATTCTTCAGTCATGGCTTCTCTCCGGTGGTCGGTGCCAGTGCCAACATTAGGTCGTGGACGGCCTTAAAACTTTTCGCACTGTGTCCATGGCTGTCCTGAAAATCATTTATGTCGATCTGATGAAGCAGCGCGTTTGCGAGTTTCGCAAGTTCATCCTTCTCCTCTCGCAGCCGCGCATTGACGCATCCCGACCGCGTGCAGTCTGCGTGGCACGAGTGAATGCCATCGGCTTGCAGGCGCACCAGAGCAGCCCGAAGCACCGCTATCTCAGCGGCCTGGGCTTGCAGGGCGTCGGCGGCTTCGGCGCAAACCTCGCGCATTGGCTCGCTGAGAGTCAGGAAGTCTGCGGATGCAAGACGCAGGCGGATTCGCAAATAGTCAGTCAGTGGGTCGTATTTCTCACTCTGGGTGGCGGCGTACAGCATGTGTGATCCGCGCAGGTACTCTACCGGCACCGCGTAGGCGGCGTGCGGGACGTGCCAGCGGAGTGACCCGCCGACGATTTCAGCGATTGGTGTCATCATTTGGTCCTCTGGTGGGTGTCAGTGTCGCCACAACTGGCTTGCCGTTGCGGAACGCCCCGGGGAATAGCTTCGCCAGCACTGCGTACTGCGCGGAAATCTCTCGCTTTTGGCGGGCGACCGTGCTGCGGAAATTCTTCATTCGGTCCTCTGGTAGTAGTCAGCGGGTCAGGCGGCGCGGGCGTAGTAATTGATCGCCTGCTCGCCGATAACGCGGAATGATTGTTCGGTGCCATCTGGCGAACGCGCTATGACGGTTGTGCCTTCGCCCTTCACAATCCAGTAATCGGCGCTTTCCGAATCCTCTCTCTGCGCCCATGTGGCTACCGCGTCTTCTGCGCAGTAACCGTCCATACTGCGACCATCGTCTGATGTTTCGCCCAGGTCTGGGCACCAGATTAGGTAGGCTTGTTCTTTCGACATTTCAATCTCCAAGGTAGGGATCAGTCGAGCGCCACGTTAAACATCAGCCCGACAAGCAGTGCATGCGCGATCCAGAAATGCCATGTGCCGAAGGTGATGCCGCCATCACCCAGGACGAACCCAAACGCGCCGCCGAGAATCGATCCTAGAACGACTTTTCGAATCATGTCGATCCCCTTTCGCTTGCGACGAAGGAGGGGGTTGCGTGCGGTTTGATCTGGGATGTGATCCACCGTCGCATGCCAATCCATCGCTCTTCAGCGACGCGCGGATTGGCAACCATCACAGACCTTTTGTGACTACCCCGATCCGGGTAGCCGGATCGCATGGGGCCACATATTTCAATGTCGAGATACAGCCAGTTGCTGACGGCGCATTCGTCGTTCTCGTACATGATTTCCGCCGCAAGCGCTTCGGAAATCCCGAATGACTTGGCAACCGCGACCCGATCATCCGGGTCAATGGCCGCGATATCCATGCCGCGTGCTGCACCAACGACCCCAAGCGTGCAGAACTCGCCATCAGCCGTGACAAGCGACTCGCCGATTAACTCTTTGACTGGCATGGCATCAAGAGCCCCCAAGGCCTCGCAAAGGAACGCCTGTCCCCTCCTACCCTTGATTGCCGAATTGACGGCGCCACGCCAGCGTATGAGGCCCCACTGGTCCTCGCAATCGTCTGTGTATCCTGATCTGCTCATGTCGTACCCCTTACCTTTGCTTCGATGCGGTGCTCAATTTCTCCGTCGCAATCATGCGCCCAGCCGTTCCGATCAATGCTGTTCATGCGGCTTTGTAAATATTCATAAGCCCATTTGTAGGCAGCGGCTTCAGCTCGCAGTTTTTCTGTCTCCGCATCCGTCAGCCGTGGCGCTGGATTGCCTGCGAGTGCTGCGATTATTGTGCTGATGGCATCGGCTGCATTCTTAACATCTTCATCCGTCAGCATTTCCCGTTCTATCGGGAGGTGGGCGTTTTGAAGTGGCACAAGCGCATCAGACGCTATCCGCAAAGCTGCCTCCAGTTCCGCAACCCTTGACTCGGGCGGGTGCGTGTAGAGTGGCGTTCCATTCGGCACATCGTACCGGTTGATTGCGCCAACCTTCACTCCGTTATTCGAGTAGATGTAGCCAATCGGCTCCGCGTTTTTGTCCGCGCGCACATACTCAATACTGTTGCCGTCGATCTTGTCCTCGCACCAAGTAATGCCCTCGCCGCAAAGGTCCGCAAAATCTGTGCTTTTATCGACATCCTCGCCGATCACAAGATAGATTCGCTCGGGCGCTGTCGCCACGATGTTTGGTGTTCTTTTGTCGCTCATAGCGTTACCCTACCAATCTCAGCGGCAGCTTGAACGATGGCGCGACGGGTGGCGGCGTATTCCACGGCATCCCCACTTGATGCATCTTCAGGTACACCTTCGGTGATGGTGATTTGCAATCTCAACATCACCGCAAGCCGAAGCGCATCGCCGTCGTTGGTGAGTGGGTTCCAGCAACTGGCTCCATCAACAATCCACAACCCAATATCACCCGCACCACAAGCGTCACGACCATTTTGATGGCCAGCATGCACAACCATCCCCGCAGCCTTAGCCGCCAGTTCCAGCAGTTCACGGTCTGTCATGATTGCGTCTCCGTTTGTTCCAGCGCCTCGACCCTGGCTTCCTCTATCAGATGCCCCAGGCCCATGCCCTCCAGCCGCTTGGTCAGGATTTCAATTTGCTTGCGCTTGGCGTTGGCCGCAGCATCGTTGTGCGCCACCCGGTATTCCTCGCGCCGCAGTTTGATGGTCGCCAGTTCCGCCTCCAGTTCCGTGCGCCTTTGCATCGTGATCCCAGGCTCGCCCGCGAAGTAATCGCGCTTCGCGTCAGCGAGTTCGACGGCGATCTGCGCAGTCCGTAGGCCGAAGTTGACGTACTCGGGGGATTTTGGGTTGCTCATCGCGTCATCCTCCGCATGTCGTTGTCGACCAGTGCATGCGTCCGCTTGTTGTTGTTCTGAACTGTCCATGTTTCCCATCGGCAATTTGACGGTTCATAGTTGCCATATGGATCGCGCCGATCAAGAGTCAGGCCAGTGGGGCGCTCGCCCATATCGGACAGAAAATTGGCGTAGTCATCCCATCTTTCGCAGACCGTCACGCCGCGCCCGCCGTAGTAGCGGAATCCGTTGGCGCGCGGGTTGTTGCATCTTTGACGCATCAACACCCAAATGTCATAGGTTGAGGACTTGTGAGCCATCCCGTGTTTCATCTTGAGACTGGCCGTCGTTCGTCGACGAAGGCACCCGCAGCTTTTTGTGTCTCCAGATGTTAAGTAGGTCTTGCGCACATCCAATTCAGAACCGCAATCGCATTTGCACCGCCATATTGGCATACGCCTCCCGCTTGATTGGATGTGCCACCCCGATTGAGACATGGCCGTCAGACTTCCGAAACGGGCATTGGAGATGTCAACGGATAAATTCACGGCTACCATGGGATGTCATCGTCCATCCCGTCGAACCCGGACGAAGCTGGCGCCGGTTTTGGCTTCGGCGGCGGTGGTGGCGGCGCTTCCTGGCGCTGTGGTGCCGGACCAGCGAATGAGATTTCAGCCACGCGCCCGACCAGTTTTGATGCCGTCGTGTTGTCCGACTTCGTGAACGACTCGATATGCACATCCTGTAGCGTCACCATCACGCTTTGGCCCTTCACCATGTACTGCGCCATGGCTTCGGCACGCTTCGACCAAAGCACGCCTTCAACCCATTGGGTAGGCTGCTTGCCATCCTCTCCCTTGCGCCCGTAGTTGAAGGCAAGGGACAGGTTGCAGACAGCCTCGCCGCCGGCGGTCCTGCGAAGTTCTGCATCGCGGCCGATCTTGGCCAATCCGTACATCGTGGTCATGCTGTTTCCTTTTCTTTGTTTGCAATTGCTGCTTTACGCAGCGCCGATTCATACATGCGGACCGTCCCGGCAAAGGCCGTCAGGTCCGCTTCAAGTTTCTCGATGTCGTTCTCGTTGCGCTCGATGCGGATCACCCGCATCTGCATTCCGAGTTCGGCCAGGTCGGGGCACCAGAGACACATGTCTACCCACTTGCGGCCCAGGAGCCACAGGTAGCCGTTGCACTGGTCGATGTACTCGCTGATGTTGTCGGTCACCATGGCGGTAAACAGCGTTTCGCTTGACACCATCGTCTTGATTTCCAGCACGCCATCGTCGTCGATCAAACCATCGGGAGAAATCCCGTAAAGGTCGTCGTGCGTCTTGAAGAATCCGACCGGCTCGACCAGCACGTTGCGCACGCTCTCGTAATGCGCGCGGGCGAACGGCTCCTGCTCGGTGCCCTGGCGCATGGCCCCGTTCACGAAAATGGCGGGCGCCGTGCCGTGGCATCGCTCGCGCGCCAGATTCATCGCGTACAGCATCGCCTTGGCAGACGGGTGGCCGCTTTTCAAGCGTTCGCGCGCGTCCTTGAACTTGCTCCCGGTGATCACGCCTTTTCTGACGTCCAGCCACTGGGGCGAGCCCTGCTCGTAGTCGAAGTGTTCCATCTTCATGTTGCTGCTCCTTTTTTGTCGGCGGCCTTGGCTGCGCGCTTGAGGTTGTCCGACTCGGGATTGAGTGCAACGCGTTCTTCGGGCGTGCGCGCGTTGATCCATGCGGCCAGTGATTTCCATCCCTGCATGGCGGCATCGCGGGCGGCCTGCAGCAAGTCGGGCGGGACCGCCTGCACGCCTCCACGGCCATCGTCGTCGGGTTGGTCCTTGCTGGCGAAACCGTAGGCCAGCAGGAGCGTGTACCGAGACAGGTAGGTGATTGTCGACTGCCCGGCCTGCAAGATGTTCTTGTTGCCGGTGTCATCGCGCGGCCCGGGCAGCGCCGTCGACTGCGTATGCCCGAGGCGGTGCGTGACTTCACAGGTGACAACGTAGAAGCCGTCAGCAAGTGACGGAATCCAACGGTGGCTGAAACCGTACTCGGCAGCGGCCCTGATGATCTGGTCGCACACATGGCCGATGGTCGAGTGGTCGTAGGATGTCGTGCCCTTGCTCGATGTGAACTCGACGTGCTTGTCTTTCAGGATCGACGGCGGGTTCTTTTTGAACTCGGCCATCGCACTGATGAATGCCTTGCGCGCCTCGTTTGCTTCCCACTCTTTTTGCAGGTTGAGCATGTCGCGCATGTCGGCCACGCTCATGCCAGCCTTGATCGCCTGCATGGCCATGGCCAACGGGCCAACGATGGGCTCTTGAACAACGGCCAGCGGCTGCGCCGGCGCTTCATCTTGCTCGACCATTTCAATGGTCATTGTGTCTTGCAATACTTCGTTCATGGTTTTCCTTCAAGCTGTAACTTCGGCCGTGATCCAATCCTCAATCTCGGCCAGTCGATTGAGGGCTGCTTTGGGAGTGCAGCAAAAAATGTCGGCAACCGCCGTCACGGCAGCAGCGATGATTTCGCCATCGCTGGGGCCTTCGAGGGAATCTGTCGGATCGTCTGCGATGTCGCAGAACACACTTCGCGCACCGTTCTCGTCAAGCATGATCGGTTGGCCGTTGTCCTTGAATACGGTCGTGCTGTACATCGGCGCGCCATTGGGGTAAGTGCGCTGTGCGTCCAACAGTTCGCCTCCGTCGCGCTGCTCAAAGATCGGGTCGGACTCCGCAATGGGCGCTATCTCTCGCACGGCTGCGGCTTCCAGCAACCTCGCTTCGGCTGCAACCCGGTCAGCTTCGGCCTGGCGCAAAGTCATTTGCTCGCGCATCAACGCGTCGCGCTCGGCGGCCATGCGCTGCAGGTCTGCCTGCAACTGCGCCCGGGCTGCGGCTTGCTCGGCGGCAAGTTCGGCGCGCTGGCGCTGCATCTCTGCTTCCTGTGCCTTGCGAGCATCGTCCAATGCCTTCTGGGCCGCTGCAGCCTCCACCTTTGCCACACGGTCACGCTCGGCCTGCTCGTCACGCTGGCGGGCCAGTTCTGCCCGTTCGTCGGCCAGGCGCTGGACTTCGGCTTCACGCTCGGCCTTGGCGCGGGCGGCTTCGGCTTCCTGATCACGCTTCTCATTGGCAATTTCCATCATGCGGGCGAGTGACTTGCTGCGCGCGACTGCCGCTTCCTCGCTGAATTCCTCAAACCCTTCCAGCGGGTTGCTGGCCAGTTTCTGGATCATCCAATCAGCGTCGGCAGCCGTGCGGCACTGGCTGGCCAGCACAGAGCACTCCCGGATGTCGGCAATGCGCAGCGTGATAGCCTCGATGCGGGCGCGCTCGATGCGCTCGGCCTCGGCCCGCTCGGCGGCCCGGGCTTCGTCCCAGGCGTTGCGCAGGGCCAGCAGGCGATCCTCTTCGCCCTGGGTGATGGCGATCAGTTCCTTTTCCTCGGCGATCACGGCCTTGGAGAACTGGGTCGCATCGTCACGCGCGGCCTTGCCGGTCTTTTGGATCGTGGTGCGGGCCTTGACCAGCACCATCGCAGCGCCGTGGCATTCCTCGCGGCCAGCGGTGTTCTTCACCTCCCTGATGGACGCAGATTTCTTGACCAAGGCGGCAAGTTCGGATCTGGCCCGGTCGGAGCCAAGCGCCACAGCGGCGCGCTGGATGACGGTCAATTCCGTCGTGTGTTGGTCAAACATTTCGATGCTCATGATTTTGTCCTTGTGGTTAATCGCCCATCCAGCCAGTGCCGGCCCGGCGATGTGGGTGTGGTTCCAATGTTGCGGGCTTTGTCACCGCTTCCTGCTGCTCCATGTCGTCGTGGGCTTGGTCCCACTCGTCGCGGTCGCTCCCGCCGTGCAGCAAGATAAGAGCAAGCACAGTGCCAGCAAAAAACAGTACGGCCCAAAGCACGTAGTCCATGTTCAGTCTCCTTTTGTGTCGTCGTCAGAATCGAGCAGTACCGCGTAAATCCACGTGGCGATCACGATGACGCAGCACAGGGCCATCGCAAGAAGGAATCCGTCCCTCACAGCCATCTCCAGATGGGCGCTACGAGCTTGGCTAGCGGATGTGCTGGTGGTAGGCCATGCGTTTCGAGCAAGGCTCGCTGCACGTACAGGGCTTCGCCTTCAATGCGCATCGGTGGTGAGACATAGGCGCGCCCGATCTGGACCTTGCCAGTGTTGTGTGGGGCGAGCATGCGCTGATAGGAGCGTTTCATGGCTTGGCCCTCGCTGCCAGCATTGCGTCGGCAATCGCGTAGGCTGCTTTAGCCTCCACATGCCACGCTCCTTCCATGGCCGATGCGTTATTAAGTAGCGCATGCATAGCCTTCGCTGCGAAGTAGTCGCGCATGCTCATGCCGGGCGCGTGATCATATTTGGAGTCGTGCGCCATGTCCCGATTCGACGGGAATGCTGGGCCGCTGTTGTCGGTGTTCATACTGCCTCCCCTGTAGCCTTGGCAATGGCTGCGCGCAGTTTGATCGTTGGACCGTTCGCTCCGCCTTGCGCGAGTTCAACCTCGTCCAGCAAGGCCAAAACAAGCTGCATCGGCTTGTCGTCCTGAGGTTTCGGTTCTCTAGGATTTGCATCGCCACATGTTTCGCAGTAGTAGCCGTCGACAACCGGCCACCCGCATTTCATGCAAGCGTAGATTTCCGGTGTGTAATTATGAATGATGCTGTTGACAGCGCGGGAATACTCAAAGCCCGAAGGCGGTGCAGGCTTGGCGTTCACAGCGCATTCCCCAGAACCTTGAGCATGTCAAGATCGATCCCGTACAGGCGACTCACGCGGTCGGCGTGGCCGTCGTCCCAATATTGGTTACAGCACTCTCCAACCGCCCGCTGCAGTTCTTCGCGTAGGCCCGCGTTTTCCTGCCGCAGCGCTGCTACGTCTACCGCCGATGCGAGAGCGGTTGCCATGATTGGGTGCAATCTGTCGTTCATGCTGTCCGCCAGACGCGCACGCCACCTTCAACAGTGCGCGACGCAAACTTGTTGCCGGTCTTGCGCTTGGCGTATGTAAGGCAGCTGCTCAGGGTTGCGGTAGTCTTGTCTTTGACGAATACGCTATCGCCAACTTCCATTTGCATCATTGCCGACAACAAGCCTGTGGCTCTTTGAAGCGATGGCATCGGAACGTTCTTTTCGATCTCGATAGCTTCCTTGCGGACCTCTTTGCGTAAATTCATCCTGCGATCTCCTTGGCCCTGTTTGTGAGCCTGGGAGTATTTGAACATTAGTTCTCGCACACCGTCAACCAACGTCGTGAAATATATTTCTCAATGACCTTTGGCTGCCGATAGATGAAGGCTATTTATGGCGCAGGCGGCGGCGGTCCTGGCCACGGCTTTGAAATGACAAGGCGCTGCGCATTGGCGTTGCAGGCTCCGATCCGTTCATCGATCCACTGCCCTCCAGCAGCCAAATCGGATTGACCGACAGATACTCCGCAGCCCGGAAATGATTCGACGCGCCGAACTCTTTCGTCTTGCCTGTGATCACCTTCTGCACCGCCTGGTACGTCACTCCCATAGCCTTGGCGAGCTGAATGTACGACACGTTTCTGGCCGCGATTGCCATCTTCAATCGATGCGAGTAATCGGTTTCGTGCTTCTGATAGAAAAAATCTATCGACGATTGCTCCCACGAGTCACACTGAAAGTTCATAATGTCGCCTATGGATAAAAAAATTGCTATCGCGGCGCTCGGTGGAACCGATGCCAATGCCGCCCGGGCCATGGGCATTTGTCTTCAAGCCATTCGCAAGTGGCCTGCGACGCTCACCCCTGGTATCTCTGACAAAGTCATCGGGTGCTTGGCCCGCAAAAGGTTGACGCCAAAGGCGCTGGCCCAGCTGCTCAGTCCACTCTGACATCCACCTCGGCAGCGCATCAATCGCATTGATCCAAGGACTCGCAGCATGAGCATTCCCACGGTGCCCGTATCCGTCAAGTTTCCTCCGGACGAGATTCCGCAAATCAAGGGGCTGGCTGAGGCCCGAGGGTTTGAAAGCGTGTCTGAGTACATGCGGCATCTGGTTGCTATGGATAAAGAGTTGTTGCATCGGCAATACCTTGCGCTCACCCGATCTTCGCTGCAGGCGCATCAGATAGCAAAGGGAACGAGAGGTATGACATGGTCCTCCGGCGGTCAGTGCGCTATCACACAGACAAGGGCCGATATCCGGCCCATCGGTCAAGCAACTAGGGATGTCGTCGAAGTGTTGGGGCGCATAGGCCCGTCGCGCTGCCGGGACTTGCTCCCGCACTTGGCGCTGACCAGCTCCGTTATTTCGAAGTATTTGCGCAGAGCTGAGGGCCACGGGCTGGTCACCAGCGTCAAGCTATCCGAAAAAGACCATCAGTACACGGCAGTCGACGACTGGCAAGCGATAGCAGACCAGCACGGCACAAAAGAAGAACCGGCTCCTGTGTGGCCCGAGATTCCGCATCAGGTCACCGTGCAGGAATGGCCGCAAGCAAAGCCAGTTGCCGGGCCGCACAACCCGTGGGGTGCCGCATGAACAAGATCGCGGTGCAGATAGAAGACATGGCGGCCAAAGGCATGGCCCGCAAGCAGATAGCCGATGCCCTGGGCGTGTCGCATCACGACCTGGAAGCAACGATGCGAGTGTTGCAGATCAAGCCGAACAGGCCCACGCTGGAACAGATCAAGGCCAAGGCAGCTGCAGAGCGCAGGGTGGCACGACTTGCTGCGCTTGATGCCCGGCATGCAGCCGCCAGGGCCAAGCCGCTGGTGTGCGCACATAACCCATGGGGAACAGCATGAGCCCGTTTGACTGGAAGGGCCCGAGCGTGACGGGCGACAAGCGCGTTGTGAGGCGCGGCAGGCCAGCACTGTACGACGCGCAAGAGCGCAAGCAGCGGCACCAGGCGGCAGCACTGGCGTCGTATCACCGGCTCAACTTTGCGGGCAAGCGTGGGTTGACGCAACAAATACGAGAAAACACATGAATTCACTGGTCAAGTATGAAGCGGCCCGTTTCGCGTTGGCAGCGGCCCACGCAGTTGATGAGGTCAAGAATATCCGGGACAAGGCCGAAGCAATGGCAGCTTATGCGCGCCAGGCTAAGGACACGGAGATGATCGCCTGGGTGACCGAAATAAAGGTTCGCGCAGAGCGGCGTGCCGGGCAACTTTTGGCGGGCATGGATAAGCGTGACGGAGGGCACGCATCTAAATCCAGAGCTCGGTCACACGATGGGACCGAGCTCCCCAAGTCGTTAGCGGACATGGGCATCAGCAAGAACGAATCAAGCCGTTGGCAAAAGCTGGCCGGCGTATCGGATGACAAGTTCGAACATGCTGTTGCTGCGGCAAAGGAAATAGCTGGCGAGGTTACGACTGCTGCGATGTTGCGCGCCACCAAGGCCGCCAAGCCAGCCAAGCCGAAGGCCGAGGCGAAGCCTACCAAACCAGCCCTGACCGTCGTCCAGCCGCCAAAAGAGGACGAATACACCGACCTCGACGCTGCGCAAGATCAGGTCAAGGACCTGCAGGACGCTCTCGTGGTCGCCAACATGGGCGACGTGTCGCACGAGGACAAAGGCCAGGCGGCAACCTTGATCGCCGAATTGCGCGCCCGAATCAAGGCGCTGGAGCAGACGCTGAGGGCGGTCACGATATCGCGCGACACGTACCAGGCCGAAAACGTGCAACTGCGCAACCAGATCAATCGCCAGAGGCGCGAGATCGACAAAGTCACCGGGCGCAGGACTGCCTGATATGGCGCAGACCCTGAAACTTTGGCCTGAGCAGGAGCAAATCCTGGCAAGGTTGCACGAAGGCTTTTTGGCCGGTCATCGCGCGCAGGTTTTGTACGGGCCCTGCGGATTCGGCAAGACGGAGATTGCGGTCTCTATGCTGGACGCGACCGCCAGGAACAACAAACGCAGCGCCATGCTGCTGGACCTCAAACTGCTGTGCGCGCAAACATCAGCCAGGATGGAGAAGTACGGCATTGATCATGGAATAGTGCAGCCGAAATCGCCCAGGTGGCGCCCGGAGTTACCGATTCAGGTTTGCATGGTGCAAACGCTTGAGGCGCGCGAAGGATTTCCGGCTGTCAAATTGTTGATCGTCGACGAGGCGCACGTTTTGCGCGAGTCGGTGCTTGAGTTTATTCGCAACAACCTGAGTGTGTACGTGGTCGGCTTGTCCGGCAGCCCGTTCACGAAGGGCATGGGATCGGTATACACCAACGTCGTGTCGGGCGTCACGGTCAACGAGTTGGTGGATAAGGGCCGACTGATCAACCCGAGGGTGTTCATTGCCCGGCAGATCGACATGACCGGCGCAAAGAAGGTTGCCGGTGAGTGGTCGGACAAGGAGGCCACCGCGCGCGGGATCAAGATTACCGGAGATGTCGTGGCCGAATGGGTATCCAAAACCCAAGAGGTATTCGCAGGACCGCGCAAGACGATCGTTTTTTGTTCGGGCGTTGCGCACGGGGACGACCTGGCGCAAAAGTTTCAGGAAGCCGGGTTTAACTTTGTGAGCATCAGCTACAAGGACAGCGCCAAAGACCCTGAATACGTGGCGCAGGTTCTGCAGGAATTTTCCAAACCCGATTCGGAAATTCATGGGCTGATTGCAACTGACATGCTGACCAAGGGCTTTGATGTCACGGACGTTTGCGTCGGCGTCAGCGCCCGTCCGTTTGTCAAGTCTTTCAGCGCACACGTGCAGCAACTGGGCCGGATCATGCGCCCTCACGAGGGCAAGGAAGAATCAATCTGGCTCGACCATTCTGGCAACTACCTACGATTTCGAGACCAATGGGACGACTTGTGCGTGAACGGCGTCACCGGGCTGGATGACGACGCGGAGAAGGTCAAGCCAGAACCGAGCGATCAGGATAAGGAAGCGTCCAAGTGCCCCAAGTGCGGCCACCTATGGAGCGCGTCATCGGATGTGTGCAGCCACTGCGGCTTCGAGCGCGTAAGGAAAAACGCCGTTGTTGCCCTACCTGGCGAAATGACCGAACTGACGCTGGTCCCCAAGAAAGAAAAATACAGCGCCGAGTTTAAGGAATCGTTCTACGCGCAGTTGATCGGCTGGACGGTTGAGAAGAACAAGAAGCCGGGCCTGGCGTACTACCTCTATCAAGACAAGTTCAAGGTCGGTCCGTCAATGGCCAAGCCTGCTGCAAGTCCTCCAGGTGCGGAGGTTCTTTCATGGATCAGAAGCAGGAATATTGCATACGCGAAGCGGAGGGCGGCATGACCAAGTGCTGCATCAAATGTGGTTGTTCGGACTTTTATGCAAGCGGCGATTGCAAGGCATGCGCCAGGGCGCGGGCGAAGTCGCAACGTGAAAAGCAACCGGAGAAATTGCAATCGAACAACCTTGCTTATAGAAGCGCCAACGTCGAGCGTACCAAGAAATACAAAGCCGACTACTACGTCAAAAACAAGAAGGAGATCGCTGCAAAACTTGCGGCTAAACATCGAGCAGACCCGAGCGTGGCGCGGACCAGAGTGAAGGCGTGGGCACAGAAATACCCCGAGAAGGTGAAGGCGTATGCCAAGGAGTACGGCCTAAAAAACAGCAAGGCAAATAGCCTGCGCGCATCCTTGTGGGGAAAAGCAAATCCAGACGCTTGCCGTATCAAAGCCAACAATCGGCGCGCCAGAAAGTTACAGGCAGGTGGGAGGCTGTCCAAGGGTCTTGGCGCCAAACTTTTCGCGCTGCAAAAGGGCATGTGCCCATGCTGCAAGCAGCCATTGGGTGACAAGTACCACCTTGACCACAAGATGCCGCTGGCGCTTGGCGGTTCAAACACTGATGACAACATGCAGTTGTTGCGTCAACGTTGCAACAACCAGAAATATTCGAAGCATCCAGTTGACTTTATGCAGAGTCGGGGTTTCTTGCTGTGAACACAAGAATCGAATCCGCATTGAATTTCATCGACTCCGATGACCGCGATACATGGGTGGCGATGGGCATGGCGATCCAGTCGGAGATGGGCGACGCGGGATTTGATATTTGGGACAGGTGGAGTCAGCAGTCGGACTCCTACAGGGCGGCCGACGCGCGTTCTGTGTGGCGCTCGTTTCGTGGCGCCGGTATCTCGATAGCTTCATTGCTGCACGAAGCCAAGGCCAACGGCTGGCGCGACGAGGGATTCCAGCGCCCGACTCAGGAGCAAATGCAGGCCCAGCGTGCCGCCGCACAAGAGCGCGCCACGAAAGAGGGCCAGGAACGCATCAGATTGGCGTCAGCGGCGGCAAAGAAGGCGGACTGGTTATTGAGCCAGTGCAAGCACGAGCGCCACGCCTACCTCGATTCCAAGGGCCTCACAGAACTCGAAGGACTGGTGTGGTGGCCTGACGAGAAAACAAACTTGCTGTGCATCCCCATGTACGTTGCAGCCAAACTGGTCGGCGTGCAGATGATCGACCGCGATGGGTCCAAGAAGTACCTGTCGAACCAGATCACCAGCAAGGCCGAATACGTGTTCGATGGCGGCTCGATAGGGGCGACGGACTGGTGGGTGGAGGGTTACGGAAGTGGTCTTTCACTGCGGGCCTGCCTGCATGCGCTCAAGGTGCGGTATCGCATCCATGTGACTTTCAGTGCGGGGAACTTGCAGCGCATGGCACACAGCGGCTACGTGGTTGCGGACAACGATGTCAGCGGAGTCGGCGAGGTTGCTGCAATCGCTACAGGCCTGCCGTACTGGATGCCAGAGCGCTCCGGGCAAGACATCAACGACGTGCACCAGGCCATGGGAACGTTTCGCACGTCCCAGGTGCTGGGCAAGTGGGTTAGGGAAATGAAAGAAAAGAAGGCGGCAGCATGAAACCTGTCGCTCCCGACGACACAAAACATGGGATAGCGGAAACGCGAGGGAAAGAACCAGTGCTTCGAGCGAGTCTTGATTCTTTCTTTTGCCTTTTCTTTTGGTCTTTCCTGAATGGACAGGGTATCTCTCACGATGGCGTGGGGGGTAGGGGGGGTTTGTAATTTTCGGTTTCGGTTTTTCTTTCGGGGTGGCAAGGGGAAAGGCAGGAGGAAGGAGGGAAGGAGGGAAGAGATGCAGGACTGGAGCGAGTTGGAGGCAAAGAGGTTTACCCGGCGCGTGGACGCGATGCACCAGGCCGGATTGTGGCAAGACGACAAGGGGCAGTGGCATGAAGGAATCAGCAATCAGGAATCAGAGTACGCAGCCGAGAGGTTGCTGCGGCGCGACCGTGACCCGAGCGACGACCGGCGCGTGTGCTTTGAATGTGGAAATCTCAACGGGCGCAAGTGCAAAGCGATGCGGTTCGAGCCGGTGCGGATCGTGCTCTGGCGCTGCGACAGGTTTGAACTGAAGGTGGTGAAGAAATGAAGAGGATTTACGTAGCCGGGCCGATGTCAAATATCAAGGATTTCAATTACCCGGCATTCAATTTGGTCGCTGCCGAGCTTCGCGCTCAGGGCCATCACGCCGAGAACCCGGCCGAAAATCCGGCGCCGCCATGCGGATCGTGGGAAGCGTACATGCGTATGGCCATTGCGCAGCTTGTGACCTGCAACGAAATCCACATGCTGCCAGGCTGGAATGAGTCAAGGGGCGCAAAAGTGGAGTACCAACTGGCCAAGATACTAGGCCTGACGGTGACGGGTGCGATATGAGCCAGATTATTCTCGCAATTGATCCCGGCACAACAAAATCGGGCTGGGCTGTGGTTGATGGTTTAACCGTTACCTTTAGCGGTGTCTCAGGCAACGATGAATTGCTGGAGTATTTGGGGACGTATCGAAAGGGTGGCTGCGAAACGCAGATTGCAATCGAAATGATCGCAAGTTTTGGCATGCCGGTCGGGCGCGAGGTCTTTGAGACTTGCGTGTGGATCGGGCGATTTGTGCAGGCATGGCACACGCCGGACGACGTTAAGTTGGTCTACCGCAAGGACGTGAAGATGTACCTGTGCGGAACGCCACGGGCCAAGGACTCAAACGTGCGCCAGGCCATCATCGACCGCTACCCGGCCATCGGTGGCGGCAAGTGCCCGCAGATTGGCGTCAAGGCCAAGCCTGGGCCGCTGTTTGGGTTGTCCACGCATGCATGGCCGGCGCTGGGCGTTGCGTTGACCGTTGGAGCGGCAGCATGACCGACATTGCGCAAACGCTCGCAGAACGTGGCAGTCGATACGGCAAGTTCACATCGCACGCCGACATCACGATGAAACTCAAGCGCCAGATGCAGGTAACGCCGGGTTGGGATCGTTTGGACGACGACCAATGCGAAGCCCTGCACATGATCGCTCACAAGATCGGGCGCATTTTGAACGGCGACCCGAACTACGCGGATAGTTGGGTGGATATCGCTGGCTACGCAAAGCTGGTGGCAGATCGGCTGGAGGTTGCATGACCCCTGCACAACTAGACGCCATGCAAGCGGCGGCGATGCGCCGGCTCGTGGAGCAGATCAATCGCAGCGCGGGCCAGCACTTGCGGGCCATGCGCAAAGCCTGGAGGGCGGCATGAGCGAAGAACAAGAGCGAGATGGGTCGTACGACCGCGCCTGCAGGGATAGCCGGGACAACTGCCCGACCGAAGGCGCAGTGTTGCAGCGTGAGTGGCGACAAAAAGCAGCCACGATTGCAATGCTTGAAAAGATGACTGCCTGCCTCGGTGCCAGCAGTACTGAATTACACGAGACGCTGCATGCTCTGTATATGGCGTTGCGTAACCGACACCACGGCAGGATGCCCGACGAAGTGCAGGATGCATACGACAAGGCAGGCGACCTGCTGAGACGGCATCAATCCGACGTTAAAAAGCAACCATGACAGAGCGCATCACCCTGCGCCTGGAGAACCCGGTGCAAGCCCTGGCCGACATGCGCAGGGCCTGGGAGTGGGCGAAGGAACTGCTGGCTGCTGGCTACCGCGTCGTCGTGACGTTTCGCAAAGACACCCGCAGCCTGAAGCAAAACCAGATCATGTGGTCCTGCCTCACGGACCTGAGCAAACAAGTCACGTGGTTCGGCAAAAAGCTCAAGCCTACTGGCTGGAAAGATTTTGTGACAGGCCATCTGAACGGGCAGGAACTGCACCCGAATATGGACGGCACCGGTTTCATCAGCATCAATCGCGGCGACAGCACCAGCGACATGACGACCAAGGAGATGACCGCGGTGATCGACCTGTGCCATTGTTTCGGCACAGAGCAGGGAGTGGTCTGGTCCAAGACGTCGCTCGGTCGGCAGATCGACCCTGAGACCGGGGAGATTACGCAATGACATCGGAAGCCATATGAAATTCAGCACGTATTGTTTGGTTTGCGGAAAAATCAAAGGCAATGCAAACGGCGGTGGCGGGCATCCGGCTTGCTCCAAAAAGTTACAAAAGCTAATGGAGAAAGAACAGAAGAAGAGGCTGGCCCCGAAGAAATTGAACGATAGGAAAAGGCGCTACTTTGCATCTATTGATTGACGAAATACAAGTTGGAGATTGCATGAAACGCACATCCTTCGCGCGCCCGGCCTACGTGCGGCCACCGCCATCCCCGATGCGCCGCCTGGAGCGCCCGGTAAATGTGTGGCAGGCGACGGATGACGTGGCGGTAACAATGCCCAAGGAAAACGTGCGGCAACACGCCGGCTACATGGATCTGGTGCGGGCCATGCCGTGCATGCACTGCGGGCAGGCGCCACGGTCGCAGTTCTGCCACTCGGACCAGGGCAAGGGCATGGGCATTAAAACCGATTGCCGAAGGGGCTGGCCTGGGTGCGCGCGTTGCCATGATTTTGTGGGCAGCACTGGGGCGCTTGGACGATACGAGCGGCGCGTGCTGGAGGACGAGTACGCAGCCAGGACGCGGGCAGCGATCGTTGCCGAGTGGCTGTGGCCCGGATCACTGCCGATGTGGGAGGCCGCATGACAACCCCAGTCCTATACCTACACGACCAGCCCGTGGTCACCAAACTGCACCGGCAGATCGCGGAGCTGCTGGACGAGCAAGCACGATTGGCCAGCGTCGTCGTCGCGCGCAATCTGGAGATAGCGGATCTCAAGCGGCACATCGCAAAACTGGAGGGGGAGGACGAATGATAAGTCGATTTGAAACCGAAGTATTCGCATGACGCTATCCCCAAGCGGCTAAGGGCTGTTTGGGGATGCGAAAGCATCAACCCAGGTAAGCGGGCGCACCTGTACAAGCGCAAGCACATGCAGAGGTGGATATGGCAACAGCAAATCAGATAGTTCAGATCAAGCCCGCAAATATTCAGCGGATTGTGTTCAAGATCGTCGGTACGGCACCGCTGGTGCAGGCGCGATTTTCCGAGAAAGCTAAGCAGGCAATGATGGCAAAAATGGAGCAGGGCAGCACAGCTTCAAAGTCACGCGCAAAACCGGCGCGCGATTTTGACGAGGACATGAAGAACGCGATGCACATGAGCGAGGACGGTTGGCAGGGCATCCCGGCTGGCGCTTTTCGAAACGCGATGATTTCCGCATGTCGGCTGGTGGGTTTCAAGATGACTTTGGCGAAGCTGAGCGTTTTTGTCACTGCGGACGGATTTGACAAGGTGGATGGTATTCCGCTGGTGCGTTTTGAGGGGACGCCTGAGCGCCATGAAATGGCTGCGCGGGTGGGGATTGATGGCACGGATATACGGATTAGGCCGATGTGGCGCAAATGGAGCGCATCGGTGAGCGTTGACTATGACGCTGATCAATTCACGCCGGCGGACGTGGCAAATTTGATGCAGCGCGTCGGGCTGCAGGTGGGGATTGGTGAGGGTCGGCCTGATAGTCGGTCGTCGGCGGGGTTGGGTTGGGGGACGTTCCGGTTGGCCTGATCGGAGGTTTTTGCGGCAGGCAAGGCGTGGCTTGGCACGGAAAGGCGCGGCAGGGCAGGCGTGGCTTGGCTTGGCTTGGCATGGCGTGGCAGGCAAGGCAAGGCCGGGCAGGGCCCGGCTGGGCGAGGTTAGGCAGGCATAGCAGGGCTCGGCATGGCGTGGCGTGGCGAGGCAGGCAGGGCTCGGCAGGGCGGGGCCGGGCACGGCGCGGCAAGGCAGGCAAGGAAATATGGTTTATCAACGAAAGGTAAATATGAGCAACAAAAAAGCGACTCAAGTAATGTACGAATTCCGACAATCGGCGCGGTACGGAATTAAGGCGAATGTCGTTGGGCGGGCGTTTGAGAAAATTACACCGGCAAAAGGCCCGGTTACGCCAGAGGCGGTAGTCGACGCAGCGCGGCCAGATGACGCGCCGCTACACCCGGTGTTTGAGTGGGACGACACGTTAGCCGCCGAGAACTACCGCAAGGGCCAAGCGCGGACGCTCATTAGGGCGCTGGTGGTCATACGACCGGAAAGTGATTTGCCGACGGACGCATACGTTTACGTGCCAAAAGCAGTTAGCGAAACTGAGGGGCCGGGCTATTACCCGACAGAGGTCGTGATTGAGCGCCCGGATATGTTTGCGTCCGCGCTTGGCGAGCTGCAACGATATTTGAACCAGGCAACGCAGTCGGTTGAGCGGCTGCGGGATGCTGCGCAAAGTGCCGAGGGTGTTGATCCGGATCGGATAGCCAGGATAGGCCTGGCGGTTCAGGCGCTACAGACAGCAAGCGCTGCGGTTCAGGCGCTCCACTGACGCGGCAGGGATAGGCGTCGCATGGCAGGCAAGGCGGGGCCCGGCAAGGCAAGGACCGGCAAGGCAGGCACGGCTGGCCAGCGTCGTCGCGCAATCTGGAAATAGCGGATCTCAAGCAGAAAATCCAAAAACTGGAAGGGCAAACGCATGATGCAAACAATCAAAAGCGCACGTAAACGCGGCCCTACGCTGGTGAGCAAACACCAGGTGTTGCAGGTGATCGTCGACCGGTTTTGCAGCAGTCCGGTGCAGTATTCGACCCGCCAGCAGATCGCCGACGAGTTGTGTGTGCCGTCGACAGTGATCAACGACCAGGTCGATAGGCTCAAAGCTGACGGGTCGATCACCACGACGTTCAACGGGCATTTTTTCCCTGCGCATATCCGCGCCGACAGGCCGATGTCGCTCACGCGCAATCCAGGGCGCGAGTCAATACTTGAGATCGGCGAGACATGCGAGCACCTGTCGCCGGGCGAGATCCGCGAACTCATCCACCTTCTGGGGGGCATCACTCGCAGCGAAGTGAGAAGCGAAATACTGGCGATCAAGCGGGAGCTGGAGGCATGACGAATGAGGAATTGCTGAGCCATATCAAATGGCTGGAGACCGGCGTCGAGGTGACAACGCTTTGTCTGAACGTAGTTACCGACAATTTCGACGCATTCATGGGGCATCACATTGCAGGTACCGTCGATAAAAAGGTCCTGATGCGTGCGCGGTCGATGCTGCCGCGCCGGTGCGCAAACACTCTGCAGCGGGAGGGAAAATGAACCGTCCAATGGTTTTCACAAACGGGTGTTTCGACATCCTTCACGCCGGCCATGTCGACTACCTGGAGCGGGCCAGGGAGATGGGGGAATGCCTTGTGGTGGGCATCAACAGCGACTCGAGCGTGCGCAAACTCAAGGGGCAGGCCCGACCGATCAACCGCTTGGCCGACCGCATTCGGGTACTGGAGGCCCTGCGCTGCGTGGATGTGGTGATCCCGTTCTCTGAGTCCACACCGCTGGCTCTGATCATCCAGATCAATCCTCAAATTCTGGTCAAGGGAGGCGACTACCTGCTCTATGACATCGTCGGCTACCGCGAGGTCACAGCGCGCGGCGGTTTGGTGTTCACTATCCCGTTCACACGTGGCGTGTCAACGACAAAACTGATTGAGAGGATGAGAACATGAGTCACACACTGGAAGCATTCCAAAACAGGCAGGAATGGTGGTGCAAGGCCACCGGACTTCAGAAGTCCAATGCACTTTCAACGTCCGTTCTGAGGTGGATGATCGATTGGCGTTACCCGGACGGGTTTGATCACACGGGCATTTATTACTGGCCGCGCAAAAGGTTGCACATAATGATCACGGAGCCATATCACTCGACCGAAAAAGCGCTTCATGGTCTGCAGGCAATGGCCAAAGAAAGAAATGGCACCTACTCGTTCAGTATTGGACGGGAATCAACTGGTCTTTGGTCCCCTGGTAATTGCGTATCGCTGCTGGTCGCGTGTGATTCTGCCGGTCAGGCTCTGGATGCGTTCGCGATGTTGTTGCCAGCGGTGGGAGAGCAAACAGAGCCATGAAGCCCGCACTTTTCCTGGACCGCGACGGCGTGATCAACGACAACGGCAGCTTCGTCCACAAGATCGAGAATTTCGTTTTCATGCCCGGCATATTCGGCGTGTGCCGCAGGTACCAGGACATGGGCCACCTGATATTCGTCGTCACAAACCAGGCCGGGATCCACCACGGATATTTCACCGAGGACGATTTCCAGACTCTCACGGCATGGATGGTCGATCAATTCGCAGCCCATGGCGTGACTATCACCAAGGTCTATCACTGCCCAGACTACGACCCGATCATGCGCAAGCCGGCACCAGGGATGATCCTGCGGGCCGCCAGGGAACACGGCATCGACCTGGCGCGATCTACGCTGATCGGGGACCGGGACACGGACATCGCAGCCGGGCGCGCAGCTGGGGTGGGGACGCTGATACTTGTGCCGCAAACTAATTTGTAACCGTACAAAAATAACTGTTGACCGGGTTGATTGCATGCCGTATATTTAAGTCATGGGCAGGCAATAACGCAGGTCCAACACCTGGAGAGAATGAAATGAACATCACTATCAAACAAGCTATTGAGCTAATCGCAGTGAGGTCTGACCCGCTTACAGCCGCTGTTGTCGCGGTCTGCGGGCCGCTAGCGTATGTCGATCCAGCATTGGTGCTCACTCAAGCGCATGCCGATGCCATTGCGGCGCACATCAATGCGCAAGACACGGCAACCGACCCCGAGGCTGCGAGTTTACTCGGCGTCCCGGCACACGAATTGACTTTGCAAGCCGAACGGAACCGCCAGGCCGCAGTCGGCCATGGTATCGACCTGTTCCGCCTGGCCGGACTCAGTACGCCGAGGTGCTGGATTGATGCCTAGATGGCACAAGCGCAAGGCATTCGCCGGGTAGCCGAGGCATGACCACCACACTCGCAATCGTCACCGCACGCGCAGCCCTTGCCAACCTGATAAGCCTGCAGGGATATTCTGGATCTGATGCGATGTTGCAAGCGCACGACGAACTACTGGCAGCGCAGCGCGCATGCCCCGCCGAAGAGGTTGCCGATGCCGTGCGCCTGCTCGCTAGTCCGATCGCATCCATCCTGGCTGTCGATGCCGCGCTGGTTGCCCTCAACAAGGGCAGCAAGCCTTATTCTCCGGCAACCGTCGCACAGCTGGCAGGGCTGCACGTTGATGAGGTTTCCAGCCTTATCACGAAATCCGAATGGGGGGACCAACCTTTGGGCTTCTACGAACTGACCGACCGCGCCGCCGCAATGACATGACCGCCACTACCCCCGCAAGCTTGCCGGGCACCGCAAATTTGATTGATCACTGGAGAATGGGAACCATGGAACAACTCAGAGAAATTCAGAAAACGGCTTTTGCCGCCTGGCAGGCCGCGCCCACTGCCGCCAACGAGGCGGCGCTGAACGCTGCCACCGCCGCCGTCGCTGCGGCCAAGCGCGCAGCGGCTCCGGCCCCTGCTGTGATCGACCACGCAGCAATTGCCGCTGTGCTGGGGCGCGGCAAGCGGATTGCAGCCGACAACGCGATTACCCGCGAAACCAACCGCGCCGTGCGGATGTATGAGCAGGCAATGGAGTGGCCCCGGTGCGGCCAAAACTGGGGCATGTACCCCGGCGAAGCGGCCGCAGCGCGCATCGTAGACGCGATGGACATCGCATGATCTACCCAGACGAAACGGGCAACACGCCCCAAACATACCGCCCGATGACGGACGAGGACATGGACGGCTGCGACGGCCCAGGCGACACGATGCCGTGCGAGACAGCCGACCAGGTTGCAAACCTGCTGGCGCTTGGCAGGCGGCAGGCGGCATCGCGCGACGAGGCAACTATGCGCGACGGCCTGCGTCACATCGCCCAGGCCATGAGCCTGGCCCGCGAGTGCGGCATTGTTGTCTCACCTTACAAATCGCCAGAGCGCAAGCTGCTGGAAGCAATTTTCGGAGAATCAAAATGATTTTGAACCTTACCCAGCACGCGGCCAGCGCCGACCAGATCTCGGTAGGCGTGGCCGACCTGCCCGAGGCCGACCGCGCGCACTTGGTGTGGCTGCTGACGGTGGACGCCTTGCCCACACGGGCGGAGATTGAAGCGCGCTGCGCAGACATTGCCACGCTGGCGAGTCTGCACGATCCGGTCGCCGTGCACGCCATGATCGGCGGCGCGCCCTGGATGATGAGCGCCATGGAGAATGCGCTGCGCGATGTCGGCATCGAGCCGGTGTATGCGTTCAGCGTCCGCGAGTCCGTGGACCAGCACCAGCCCGATGGATCCGTGCGCAAGGTCGCCGTTTTTCGGCATGCGGGATTTGTGGCCGCATGACTACTACCCCACCAAATGCCGCCAAACGCCGCGTCGGCAGGCCCATCCTGCCCCAGGGCGAGGGCAAGACAGCCCGCATGGAGCTGCGAGTGAGCCCAGCCACGCGGTATCACGCGCACCGGGCAGCCAAGGAAGCCGGCCAAAGCGTATCGCAGCTTTTCACAGCACTACTTGCGGGAGCAGGACATGATGAAACTCGATAGCCTCATCATTCCTGCCGGCTACACGGTCGAGCAAGCCCTCCGCAAGGTCATGCATGATGATTGGCGCAGTAGGCAGGAAGTGCGCAGTCTCACCAACGACTCGATTGCGTATGAGGTAACACTTATTTTCAAGTTCGGCGTGACCATGGGCCTAGCCCGCGAAGTGCTTGACACGATCGAGTCAGAAGAAGCCGCAGCGAGGGGGAAGCGCACAGACAGCGCCACAGCGCCCGCAAAGATCGGGCCTGCGCAACCGTGCCGTTACCCAGCATGCGTTGATGACGGACCAGACGGGAAATGCTCGGATTGGCTCGCGGGCGACTGTAAGGGCCCAGGCTATACCCGCTGACCTACAGAAGAGAACAGAGGATGCCCGCCACAGTGCGGGCTTTTTAACGCCCGTTGCCCCCGGCATCAGTCGCCAAACTGCGAACAGCATCGCAATATCGGCGCATATGACAGCCAAGAAAGCCAAAAAGCCCGCGAAAGTAAAGCCCGGAAGCTCGAAATCGGCGGCTGAACAGCGCAAATTGCGATTTGTTGAGGCGTTTCTCGCAAATGGCGAAAACGTCGCCAAAGCCGCAGTGGAAGCGGGTTTCAGCCCACGGTCAGCCCCGCAATCGGGATGGCGGCTGCTGAAACAAGCTAGCGTAAGAGAAGAAATCGATAGGCGACGTGCAATAGTCCTCGACAAGTTCAAACTGACAACTGAGCGGGTGTACCAAGAGATCGCCCGGCTCTCGTTCTCTGACCCGCGTGCGTTCTATCATCCCGATGGCCGACTCAAGGCCATTCACGAACTGGACGATGACTGCGCGGCGACCATCGCAAGCCTTGAGGTAGATGAGATCGGTAGCGGCGAGAACGTCGTTGGCGTCACCAAGAAACTCAAGCAGTGGGACAAGAACAGCGCGCTCGACAAGGCCGCCAAGATCCTCGGCTCATACGAAGCGCACAACGTCCAGCCCAACGCAGCAATGGCAGCCGCCGTCGACAAGATGGCCGGTATCGAAGCCGTCAAAGCAAAATTCGCTAAGGTCCTGGGCAAAGCATGATCCCAGACTTCTCAGGCATTCGTGTGCTGGTGGTGGGCGATGTGATGCTCGATCGGTACTGGCA